CCCATACCATTTATTTGCATACTTAACGAACAATATTGGCTTTCCATTAACTAATCTTACCTGGATATCTCCAATTTTTCCAAGCCTTGCATCTGGTGCACCTGTCCTATTTAACACTTTTCTTCCTATATACTATTGTGATATCACTAATTTCTGTATCTGCAGAAACAGGATACGATCTTAAAACTGATGCTACACCCTCAGTTTGAGCATCATTATATTCAAATCCAGATCCAATCCTTTCATCAAGAGGATAGAGTTCTAGTTGCATAGAATACACATTATTCGCAACACTGCTATTTTTTGGTTTTAAAGCGACTGTATGCCAATCACCCCCACCCTTCCTTGCTCTGATTTTACCTTTAGTTGAAACTTTATTAACCCTGTGTGTTTTATTCCTACTGGCAGGCCAATCATCAACTCCAGAAGGACCATCTAGTGATAAATTATCCCAATCTGATGTTTGAAATCTATCTTCTAAAAATATTGCATCTGGGGCGTTGTGATCTTTAATTATATAATTTAAATCTTGAGTGGAATTAGTTGCAGTTGTCCCTGTTACCTCACTATAAAGAGATGTGTCATCTTCTATTTCATTATACAGAGATTGATCAGGGCATTGCCAAACAAGGCAACTCTGGGCATCATCAAATTTATCATCAAAACCTGTATCTGCTATAAAGTCATATCTATCGGTATCCGTTGCAAGACCTCTAGTCCCAATATCAACAGTTTGTATATCTATATCTTCTGTTTTTTGACCATTAACATAAAATCCTGCACATAGATTATGTCCACCTCTGTAAGTAATATATACTTTATATATTTTTTTTCTAACGCCTGGAGAATCAAAATCAATTATAGGAGATCTATAATAGACAGCTTTTAGATTCATATCAAAATGTTTAGGCATGTTATTGTTAACCCAATAATCATCAGCCCACATTAGTAAATTAGGTATTAGTTGACCATTAACAGGTTCAGACCAATTAGATGGACCATCTGGACAAGTCGCCCAATTTTGACCGACAGGTGATGCTGCATTCCATGTATCGCTTGTATAGCCACAAGGTCTAGATGCAGATACAACTAAATGCCCATCTCGATTTGTTACAAAATTAGTTTTTAACAATGAATATGGTTGATGAACCCAATAAGTCTCTCTTCGATATTGATTATTGTAAGTATAATCTTTGTTTAGAGTTATTGATTTAGGGGCGTATGTCCATGATTTGTTTTTAAAACTGTATAAATAGCAATCTCCACGAGATTGAGTTTGACATGCGTAGTTCCCACTTTTATTGATAACTAATTTATCAGATGCTGCATCATAGCCTACAGTAGGGGTTGAACCATAATGCTCAGATCCAGACGGAGATCCAAAAGCCCATTTTAAAAGACCATGAGATTGAAATGAATGAACATTAGGTTGATCAGATCCTCTGTTAAACGGATCAAATAAATCATCCACATCGCTATTCCAAAACCCTTGCCATCCATTAAAAAAAGAATGATTTTTATTGAAATAGTGATGCCCAAAAGGTGAATTAAATCCTGACATTGAACTTCCCTTTATTACTGATTTGTATTTTGGTGCCTTTGCCCACGGTAATGCCAATTATATTACAACTCCTTTTGGAAGTTTGTGGGGTCTTCCTGATGCCAAACTGTCTTTTGAAAGATCAATAACATCTTCTCCATCATAAAGATAAGCTCCACCAGAAGTTGCCCATGCGACTCCATGTTTAGTTTGTGTTACTTGCCCTGGATTATCAATTCCGTATCCTTGGTAAGATCCAATAACTTCCTCGCCTTCATCTGTCACTTCTATAATATATAAATATTTTCTTTTAAATTGTAGTATTCTGTCTCCAAATGCCTCTAAATGAACTATTTCATCTCCATCTCCAACAACAACATCTACATAATGAAAGTTATCATCAGGGAATTTATCAAATTGATTAAGAGGCGATTTCATCATCCTATCTTCCATAACTTGTCCCCCAGGAAGCATAATATTCCCAACATAAGCTCTTCTTTTAACAATAACAGCAGTCTTCCAGTGAACCATAAACCCTATTCTTTCTTCATCGACATTTTCAACACAACCTGTACTATTATGTCCATTTAGTGCCTCATATGTCAATGTAGGCTGACCTTCCATTCTATACCATTCAGTTCTATTTGTAAAGATACCTCTTTGCTGCATCCATCGATTGCCCTCTAAATCTGCATTTTGAGGTGCTAAATACTTCGATGTTTCACCTTTTTCTGATACGCAGTTATATCCTGTTGAAGTACCTCTTGTCATGTCAATCTCCATGAAATTATACCAATTGTCCTCATTGTTTGGTTTCATGTATAATCTAAATTTTGATATTCTGTAATCAATAAGACCATATCCATTATGAAAGAATACTCTAAAGGCTGGAGCAATCATCATAGGCCTATCTGGAATTTCATTTATTTCTTCTGCTGTTGTTTCTTGATCTAACATGTCAGAATAGATCCCATACATATTGCCTTCTGATTGAGCAGAATGTGTAATCAATTCAGCATCAAGTGGGAATAATGTAGAAGGCGTACCAAAAATAACTTGACCTCCTTCAGTATGATCTATATGTTCTGAATCTGCAAATTCCTGATTCCAATTATTATCTTTTGGATCTATATCAAAAGTTGTATTAGCATCGATTGCTTTAACTTGATATGTTCCGTTATATAGTAATGCACCGTTACTATCTTTACAATTAATAAGTCTAACATAATCACCCACTGCAAGACCGTGAGCAGAACCCACGGTAAACCTTTCTACATCTGTCTGTTTTGTTGAAGCAGCACTCATATCTAATTTTGTGCCTCCCCATACATCTGTATTATCCCAATCGTAATACTGCCCATCATCTTTCAAATTTAAAGTAAAATCCCTACCTTCCTCACTAGCATCTTTTCTAAACATAACAATATTACTTTCCTGTCCATCATCTCTTACATAACTAACTCCCAGTTTCCAATCTCTTTGCAACTCAATAGGAATGGTAGTTTTGGTTTTAAATGATGTTTTTGAAAAGCCAAATTGTAATTTTAATGCAGGCATTGGCAGTTCAGGGATTTTCATAAAGTTGCCTAAAAGAGTTGAATCTTTCCAAAGACCTTGAGAATCTATATTAACAGCATCATTTGTTATATCTTCCGTATCAGAGCGATCATAATATAAATATTTATCTATATAAGATTGAGCTGTAACAGCTCCTGTCGCCTCATCTCCAATTCTTTTTGGGAAAAATAATGGAGCAGATGGGTAACACCTCCATCCTTTAACTTTAACTTCTCCCAAATCATCTGGGGAGTCAGAATTTGCAAATCCTACTTTATATGTTTTTTCTATCCATCCGACAGATAGGGATGTAAACCAAAATTTATAAGGAATCCTTTTCTGATAGATTCCATTTCGATCAGATCCATCCCAATTATTCAATTCTCCATAGTGCTCCATCATAGCAAAGCCATACTTATTTTGATAAACATCTTCTATATATTGTCTAGTTGGATGAAATTCCATTTCAAAATCACGATCTTGAGTGAAATTATTACTACACATTCTGTAACTTCCATCCACATAATAGAACCCTGTTGAAGGAAGATCTCTGTAGGAAGTTACTGATGCAGTATATGACCCTGTTTTTAAATAATTATCTGGATGATAATAATCCCTATGGCACATATGAGCTACAGGAAATGGGACAGAAGACGCAAATATTGCTAAAGATCCTTGCCCATAACCACCATTTAAATTGCCTTCATTGCCATGAACATAATGATTCCCATTGCTCTGGGCTACATAGTTCCATTCTCCAAAAAATTTTGGTAGACTTCCATCGGTATGGGGAAGAGGCATATACATTTTATGATCTTTTTCATCTAAAATAGAATATTCTTCTGGAGGGGTAACATTCCAAGACATCAAACGCTTATCATTTGCGTCTTTTTTCCATATAAATGGATCAGTTTCATCTAAATAATACCCATAGGTATCAGCATCTCCAATATTCCACCTTGCAAGAGACCAGCTATTAATCCATCCATCTTCAGGAGTTCCACTAGGGGTTCCGTCTCCAACAGGTCTTTCATTCAATCCCCCTAAATTTGAAAATGACCAAGGGGTTGTAGCTCCACCAGCAGTAGCATCGTGTGTAAAATGAGCACCGTAAGCACTACCAGTTGTTTCAACATGAACCAAATAATGCCCATATTGATCTTTTATAACATTCCATATTTTATGACCAAGTTCATTGGCACCAGAATGATTCCTCATATCTCCATATCCACTTGCACCTTGAGGGGTTATACTCTTAAAATATCCTTCTTGCCAGTACCAATCAACTCCACCAGAATGAAAATTACCTCTTAAATCGTAGTCATGAACAAAATATTTTAGCCCCCTACCAAGAGGAGTCCAATGTACATCTTCATAGCCATGATCAACTGCAGAAGAGTGGGCAGCCTTGTTTTGCACCCCTTGAGAATAAAATCCACAAGCAGGCATCAAATCAAATGTTTGCCCTGCAACACGAAGTTTCCCTTCATCTGAAACATCAAAGTTCCAAAGAAGAGTACTGCTTGTTTTTTCAAGATCTTGAGGTGCTTTTTTAGTAACAAGCCCTGTACTAAAATCGGTTATCTTAAAGGTTTCTTTAGGCATTATGTACCTGAACCACCACCGTGTGTAGTTCCATCAGACCATCCTGGATTCATCTTCGTTGAAGAAGCTCTAGTTCCACCTCCAGATGTTATCGCAAAGTTTTCTACAGTTGAATCATCAATGAAGTCATCAACTACGCATATTTTAACATAAGCCTCTCTAATACTGTTTAAGCTTCTTGCGTTTACAGATGCTATAGTATTCTTTCTTCCACTTCTCTGATACCCAGATAAAGCAGAATTAAAACATGCTAAAAATTTAAACTCTCCCAAAATAGGACATCCTTCAAATCTCATAGTTCCTGTTTCATAGTTTATCCATCCACTGCCCCCAGCAGCTCTATTTAAATTTCCATGTCCATCATCGAACATTATCGAAGAATAATCATCATCTTCAGGATATGAAGGTGCTATCTGATTTTCAGTATCAAAGGTAGTTACTGCAGGTATATCCCCTACTCCCCAAGGAGTTGTTCCTGATGTGGGAGCTGCAAGAACGCAATTTGCCCCTGTGTGGTTATGAAGATTAGTAAATTGAATATCTCCATTTACTATATCAACACTTGCATGACATCTGACATTACTCGAATATGTCGAATCAATTGCATCTTGTATTTTTCTCAACACTCCTGTGCTTTTTGCTCCTTTATTTCCCCAAGTAACATCATTCTTGTCAGTGGTAAAAGATATACTGGCGAATGAAGTTCCTGATAATGTAATATTGAATGCATACGCAGTATTTTTAGCCAGTCCTGATGATCTCGAAGGGTGGACATCTCTCATTCCAAGTCTAGTAAAACCACCTTCTGAAAATTTAATAGCCACAGATCCTGGCACTATTCCTTGAGGATAAGATTGACCACCAGTTCCATTCTGTCTTCCATATCCAAAGAAATTTGTAGTCATATACGATCCTTTTTCATCAGTGAATACTTCAGTATCAGAAGAATTTATATTGTCATCTGTGTATTTATTTTGGAAGTAAAATTCAACATGAGAGTCGTCAGCGTGTGTTGCAGCTGTACTTCCTGCTACTCCACGAGCTACAGTTATATCTGTATTACTGGATACATCTGCTGTAACTTGCATAATTTCATTTTCAACTCTAATTAAATCATATTTTTTAAAAAAGTATGTATCTCCACTATCTAAAACCAATGTTGTTACTGTAGTATCACTTCCCATGCCTGATCCGTTTATTTCAACAGAAGTATCTGTAGCTGAACCACTATGATTGTAAGGTTGTACATTCCCAGCTTCAGCTGGAGATGTAAAGGAAGTCAATTCATATTTTTTCCCAGCAGATTGCAATGTTGCTGAAAATGGATTAGATTGATCTGTGTTTGTATCATATGTAAACATTTGAGTTGTAGGTAGATGCATATACTCACCACCATTCAATATAAAGCACAATACATGGTTATAAGGATCACCACCCCTAATCTCATCATCACTGTTATCGAATGCATTCAATACTATTTGAATTTCTACTGGTTGCTCAGTTACATTATGAACAAGCATAAATACACCCTTACCAAAATTGGAACTTGATTTGGCAGGGTCGAGTTTAATTAAATTTGTAAGGCCATCAGAATTAGTTACTCTGATTGTTTGCTCAAATGTAATATCAGAATTACCAGAAGATGATATACTTCCTCCGATACCACTGCCATATCCACCTGTAGCATTATAAGTTAAATTAGTCGAAACTGCCATTCTCTCTCCTTTATTTTAAATCTTTAAGGAAAGCGATAATATGGTCATCAACAAGGTCAATTACCCATAAAATTACTTCCTTTTCCTTTTCTTCGCTTAATCCCCAGACATCAAATTTATCATTTAATTTATCAGCAACTGCATTCTGAAATTCAGGATCTTTAATTTTATCGACCAATAAATCAACTAACTTTCCTTTTTCTGCTGACACTAAATCAGTTACATACCCTTTTACTGCTTCTTCTATCTGCTTCATTATTACTCCTATGTTTTCCTTGATCTGTTCTTTGACTGAGGCTCAAAGCCTGTTATCTTCCCATTCTTGTGAGACGCATCTAAGCCATCTCCGTTTCCGTATGTACCTTTATCTCTATTATATTTATTGAGTTTTGCTCTGTACTTTTTTTTCTTTACTTGATAAGTGTCATACTCTCTTCTATAGTTTCTTCTATGTCTCGCATCTGTAGTTTTCATTACTAGACATTACCTAATGGATTATTCTGATTCCTTTTGTAAGGATTTTGAAAGGGGTTGGGTGTTGGACTTGGTGATGGTGCTCCTCCTGGCGTTGGAGGTGGTGTTCCACCTGGGCCTTGAGGAGTGAAGCTACCCCAAGATGCTCCACCTAAATTAGGATCTATTCCACCTTGGAAGTTAAAGCTCCCAAAGTCTTCAAAGGCTTGGTCTAGATGTGTATATCCTCCTACAACAGGATTATAAGTATCAGAGTTTGGAACAAACTGTCCTCCCACATAATCACCTTGAGCACCATGCCAAGCATCATATATTCCCTGTTCATCCCAAATAGCATTTCCTTGGTCATCAATTCCTGTCATAAATTGATTGGCCCATCCTGGATCTGATTGTAGGGCTTGATGAAACCACCAGTTTGCATTAGCTGGATATGTAGACCAGGGATTCCCAGGACCTTGTGCGTCATCATAACCCACATAAGGGTTATTAAAACTAGGATTTGCTGAATCAATACCTCCAGGATTATAATAATCACCATATTCTCCACCGAAAGTATTTACAAGCCAATCCAAATATCCTGATAATCTATTTTCGCCCAAATGTACTCCAGCGTCAGGGTCCCATATACCTGACCCCCAAGGGTTTCCTTGCCATCCAAAAGATGGATCAGGGTAATTACCTCCACCCCATTGCCCTGTTGGTATCTGTCCAGGATTACTATAATCTAAACTTCCTGGGTTAGTATTAACACCTCCTGTGAATCCACCCATAGCTAATTGATCCCAGATAGCTTGATTTGTGGCTTGTTGAGCTGTCCATAGGTCAGCTCCTGGTGCTGTATAACCCAATGAACCTGATCCCCATGCATCACTTGTTACATTTGAAGTTTCTCCTGTTTGCATCCCTGCTTGTCCCTGTCCTGGTTGATTATAAAATCTTTGTCCTGGGCTGTGTCCGTGTCCTGGTATATGTGGCATATTAGTAACCTCCTATTGAATTGTTTTGTCTTCTTTTATATGGGTTCTGAAAAGGATTAGGCGTTGGACTTGGCGATGGTGGCATGTTATTTGCACTTATCGCATTATTATTAATTGGTTGTGTAATCGGAGGTGGCGTTGGTGCTCCTCCTGGTGTAGGAGGTGGTGTTCCACCTGGCTGTCCACCCATATTACCAAAATTACCCCAACTGGCTCCACCTAAATTCTGTCCTCCCCATGGATCAAATTGAAATCCAAAATTTGCCATCGATGGTATATCAGTAGGATCATACCATTGTTGTTCACCGTGATAAGTTCCAGTCATTGGATTCCAACCTTGAACAACATCTCCACCCCATGGACTTAATGGGCTATATCCTCCAAATTGTGCCATCATATCATCCCACCAATGTCCTTGTCCTTCCGACCAAGAAGGATTATTTACATTGTATAGCATTGTAGGGTCAACCCAATACATATTGATTAAACTGTTAGGATCCTCTGTGATAAAAGGACCACCCCAATTTTCCCAATTTTGCGACCACCAATCACCGAATCCTGAAAGATCCACTCCAGCAGCTGCAGCATTCTGAGCCCAAGGCATGTCCCACCAATTCTCCCAAGGACCCCCTCCTCCAAAATTACCACCAGGGCCAAAAGGACTCTGCCCTCCATAATCTGTTTCCATTTCTCCACCCCAACCTGGGCCTAAAGCTCCTGGATTGGTATTTATTCCAGAGCCGAAATCAGTCATGCCTAATTGATCCCACCAAGCTTGTTCTGTAGCATCTTGTGCTATATGTCTAGGGGCTCCTGGTGCTGCTGCGTTCCATCCTTGGTCTGATCCTACCATAGAAGTCTCTTCGGTCTGCACCCCTGCCTGTCCTTGCCCTGGTTGAAACTGGGTATATCTGTGTCCTGGTGTATGTGGCATAACTACTCCTTTATCTCTTTAAATATTTTAATTAACATGTATACTAATGTGGCAATTGCTGCCATTGCACTAAAAAACGGAGGAGCCCATTCCAACCAACTTAAAGTAGATCCTGCCATTCCTATTGTTGAAGTTCGTAAAGTATCTTCCAACTATTTCTCCTTTTTTTCTTTTATCTTGCATTTGCAAGACTCGCATTGTACAAAATCTCTTTGAGGATGTGCCATTTTTTCAATGAGATCTAATCTTTTTTCTATTGATTCAACTTTATAATCTAATTCATTGTCATTTTCTACATATGACAACACTTTATCTAGCTTAAATTGTTTAGCTACCAAACTGATAACTTTGTTTATTAGAATACCTTGTAACATTAATTGTCCCTATGTTCCTTTTTAAAGAGCTTTTTTAGTATATGCTCTATACCCTCCACATATCCTTTAAGTGCCTGAAAATCTAGCTGTGTGGCCTTTATTTGATCAATTAGCTTAATAGTAATGCCTTCAAGTCGCTTAAATCTCTCATCTAACTCTTCCATCAATTCGTTTTGAATGAACTGATTTTGTTTCCAAATAAAATAACCAAAAGCTGCTGCTACCGTTAAAGGTATTCCAAATTGCTCTAAAAATGCTATAGGTTCCATTATTTATTTCCATTTATAAGCTCACCCCATAAGGAGGTCTTTCCATCTATTATTTGTATTATATGCACTGTAAATCTTCCTTTATCGTAAAAGTCAACTATTGCAAATGCGTGACTCCAATTATGCTGTCTTCCCCCAAGCCAAGAGTTTTGCTCTTCTGTCATATCTTTTAAGCATCCAATACTCCAAGCACTCTTAACACCATCAAGATGTGTAACTGAACTTTGTTGAAGGTCGTGATGATGTCCGTACATAATATTGCATCCAAGTCGTAGTAGATGGTTTCTCGTATGTTGGATTCCAGCAAAGTGGTGTCCATGATACATTGCCAACTTTCCCATCTTGAAGTACTTTCCCATTGGATGATACTTGTATTTTCTTTCTTTTAGTTTTACGCATTCTTTAAACCTATACTCCTTTAAGAATGGATGCTCTTCAACAAACCTATTCATCCAATCATCATGATTACCTTCAATCATATGCTTTTCTTTGCATTTAGCTTTGTCGAGAGATTCATCAATCATATCAAGCCCTTCATTAACATCTTTTATATCTTGGTCAATGAATGGGATCTGATATTCAAGTGGAGGTCTTCTCTTTCTCTTCCACTGCCAATGTGAGCATCCGTGCCATTCTCCCACATCTCCCAAATCAACATATGCTGTTGGTTTTACAATTTCTATCGTCTTCTTCAAACAATTTATCGCTGGTATATCTGCCAACGGAAAGTGCTTATCAGGTGTGACGATAACTCTTTTTGTTACACCTTTATCTTTTTTTATCTCTATTTACTCCTTAATATGGATCTGGCATAGTAACTATACCACCACGAGTAGTTTTTATATACCCATGTGCAGATCCTACCTTATCTTTAATAGCATTTGCTCTTTCTGACCCACCATCATCTCCTAATGGCCACCAAGCCTTTAATGAACTTGATATTCCAATTGGAGATTGCCTTCCCCTTTTATACAGTTCTCCTACTTGAGTTGCATTTAAAGCTGACTCGAAATAAGATACATTACTTATATTACCATTAAAGGAAAAAGAACTATTCATTGTTGTACCAATTGTATTTATTGTTCTATCTCTAGCAGCTTGTGCAGCAAGATAGGTTCCTGAATGATATGCACCAAGTGAAGTATTTGGAGTCCCAACTACACCATTTAAGTATGGGGTTAATGTAGCATTTGTAGATCCATCATACCCAGTCATTGTCACCACTATATGATACCATACTCCTAGATCTAAATCATAATTAGCAGGACTAGCATCTTGTAAGGTATATATTTTCGCACCTCCTGCATCTTCTCCATCAGAATCCATAGTTGCATAAGTCATATATACCTTCATATGGCTACTATCTGATCCTTGCGTAACAGCTAAACCACTGTAAGATAATTGATTGGCTATTGATGGTCCAAGTCCAACGATTCCATCATAGCTCGACCAAGATGAAGTAGTTGAAAGTTCTCTAATCCATGCAGATAAAGTATGATTTTGAGTAATACCTACAGAATTGGTAAAAAGATTATTATCATTCGTTTCTCCAGGAGCTGCAAGAAGTATTCCTTGATTGGCCTCATCTGATACATTACCTTGATAACATCTAAGTAATTCTGTATCGGCAGATGAAGTTATTATTTTTCTTGAAGTTAGCATTAATCTTTTACAATGCCTATTTTAAGTTGAATACCAGAAGCTGTCCAAGTAGTACTCGCTCCAGCTCTATTTACACCAGCTACATATATACTTGTTGTATCTGATGCTGCTTTTACGACTAAGCCTAAATTAGTTTTTGTAGATGATTGCCAGGCAATACCATCAAAATAACTAGACATTGATACTGTCCCTAATATATCTCTTGCATTTGCATCTGTAATGGATACAGCTGCATCAATAGTTCCAAGAGCCGTGCTATCTGATTGAAAGACTAAATCAATAGCTTTCCCATTGTCATCTTCATCGAGTAGGACTATAGATTGTATTATTGCTGATCCTCCATTGACTGCTACTGCATTTGGAATTTCGACATAATCAAATAATACATCATTGTCATCAGTTCCACTTGCATCACAAGTTGGAGTGACGGTAATTAAATCAATGTCCATTTTGTTCAGTTTTTCCTGAACCGTATATTTGTGTAAGTTTGTTGTTGCCATTTTATTCTCCTATTTTGAGTGTGCTTTAAGCTCTTGGCTAGAGCATGAACGCACTATTGTTATGAACTTGCTACGAAAATTTCTGCATCACATACATCAGTTGGTGCAGTTAATTTAACACTTGTAATATCATGCCATCCAGTTCCAATGTCTAAAGTAGTTGCAGTACCAGCATTCATTGTTCCTTCGTGTTGATATAATAAAAATGATTCTCCTGCATTTAATTTATAGGCAAATTCATCGTTATCGGCATTTTTAACTCTAACAACAATATAATTTGCATTATCTAAATTTGTAATTCTAGCATACTTTACATTGTCATCATCAAATTGACTCCCACCCACAACAGAATCATCTGTTGTATATAAAGCTATTTCAGAAGTTGTAACATTCACAATTCTTTTATATACTTCATTTATATCTGAGATTCTCAATACATTTTTAGATCCTTGCCTAGATCCATTTAAGGTTATATCTTCTTCTAGTGTAACTGTTAATGTTGCATTTGATAACGATGTTGCCATAAATTCTCCTTATAATCTTGGTAAAGCCAAGCCTCTAACTCCAGACTTTCTAGTTGGATATTTTTTAATTGTTTGTTCGTATTTCTGCATATAATACATTGATCTCTCTAGATCGCCTCCTAGCTCATATAGTTTACATCTAACATAGTCTATAAGAGATCCATGAAGTCCACTGTCCAGTCCAATATCTTGCTTTAAATCATCTTCTCTGTCTTTAATAGTTTCATATTTTGCATGAGAGTGAACTCTTAGTCCATTTGCTATTGTAGTTCCATCATAAGTATCAAAAGTTTCTTTTACTTTAGAATCACTAGAGGAATCACTACTTCTCTTATATACAATAGCCAATTTCTCATTGTTGTTATACCACGCAAAATAATCATTAGGATAATCTCTTTTAGCCATTAATATTCATCCTCTTTTAAAAGTTTATGAGGATCAAGAAGTTTGGGAACAACAACATATCTATCTGCAGTATCTTTTATTTCAACCCTAAATATATCAATAATCTGATCATCGATCTCATACCATCTTTTATTAGCAATAAGATCTTCTTTTTCTACTTTAGTATAGTGTTGTTTCTTAGAAGCCAAATCCATTAATGCTTCATCAATAAGCTGAAACATCAACTTTTCAGGTTGCCTCCCAAACTCTCTCTCAAGCCTCTCTATTATATCTCTAACTTTCATTAAGCATCATTCATAATTGCTGTAACTATGCAAAGTGCATTCCCAGATCCTGCTGAACTAGGAGCCCCATTAGCTACGGTTACTGTTATAGCATATACATCTGCTTGAGTAGTAAGAGGGAATTTCCCTACCCAGGTGTCCCCAGAATCAATAAAAATTCCTTCGACTTCATTATAAGCTGCATTGTCTCCAGCAAGAGATAATACCACTCCTTCGCTTGTTGCTGTTGATCCATCAGTAGTCCCTGTATGTTTAATACATAACCATCTATAATGATCTCCAGACGCAACTGTGTCTTGACCTGCAGTAGCTGCATACTGATCTATATATGGTTGTGATGTTGGGAGTAAAGGTTCTGAAGCAGCACTTATTAACCTTTCTGTATAAACCCATTTATCTCCTGAATCTGCTGGTTCATATGATAAGTTTCCACTTATTGACATTTTTGAAATATCAGATAATACGGAAGCCGATATTGAACCTGTTGCCTTATCTGCCATTTATTTATCCTCCTTGTTGTGGTTGTCCACCACCTGTTAGTAATTGTAGTCCTTTTTGATACTCAGCACTTAACATTTGGTATTGTCCAGACAACCACTGATAATCAGTAGAATGTTTTTGTATTATTGCTGAATAATTCTGTAGTCTAGCTGAGAACTGACCTAAGTTATCTGCATTGGTTGCTGATACTTTTTGCAACTCAGCTTGATATTTGTTTAAATCAGATGTAAAGTTTGTAGTATTCTGTGTCAGATCATTTTGATACTTCTGAACATATGCTTGTACATCTGCTTGATATTTACCAAGATCGTAACCTGTCTCTGCTTGATACTTCTGAATTGCTTTGCCAACTTCTGCTTGGTAATCTGCTAATTCATTTTGTATCCTAGCACTTTCATTTTGAATATCACTATTAAATTCTTGTAGTTGGCTTGAGTATTTAACTTGCCATTCATTAAAAGCCTTACCCCATACTTCAGCATTCCATCTTTGAACCTCTGTATTAACTTGTGCTTGATAAGTTCCAACTTCTGCTTGATATTTTTGCATTTCATTTGTATAATCTTGAACTTCTTTTTGAAATTTAAATGTTGGATCTTGTTGTGCTTTTTGGAGTTTAGCTTGAGTATCTTGAACAGCTATTTGTAATTTAGCTTGATACTCAGTATTCTGTTGATTAAACTTATTTACAGAGTCTGTTATCTCTGCATTGGCTTTTGTTACTCTTGCTCCTATCTCAGACACTCTAGCTGCAACCATCTCGCTATCTTCTTCTTGATTGATCCATTTCTCGACATCTGCAAAATCTGCTGTTATAGCAACTGGATTATAAGTAGGAACCGTTTCATTGAAATTAACCAAAGATATATTCATCTCTGGAGTTGTAAGCGTTGGTACTGTTGGAGCTGCAGGAGGAGATGGTAGAACCATATCTGTAATACTGCCTAAACTTGGTATAGTAAATGTAGGTTTAATATATCCTGTTAATGTTCCTACATCTGAGAAATCAATATCTGCCCCAGGAGGAGACGAGGGTAAAGTAAATGCACTAGGTGCACTATAGGATGGTAAAGCCGTAGAGATAACCTCTAAAGCTGGAGCAGATATATCTGACGGTAGCGTAGAAGATTTATCTGACATTAATCTTATTAAAGCTTTCATTGATACCGATAAAATTATTAAATGCTCTACTTCATCAGGGAAATTGGCAATAGATGTTCCACTGGTAATATCATAAGTACCCCCACCACTTGTAGCAAATGCTGGAACAACTAGATTATATAATTTAGCTACATTACTACTACTTGCTGGAAGTACCATTATCTTAGCTTCTGTGCCTGTGGCTCCTGCAGCTTGAGGTTCATAATAATACACAGGATCAGATGCAGTTGCATATTCGTAACTATCTGGATCTTTAGCTTTATGAGAAAAAGAATAAGGAATTGCTCTACATTCAAATGTTTTTCCTGCACTGAAGGTTGTGTCTGTAGCCCTAAAAACAGCAAGAGGTTCAGAAGAACTTGCTACTCCACTTGTTGGATCAAAAGTAGTTTCATCTGCACATCTGAGTTTCATTTCTTTTGGCATTAAAAATTGAACCTCTTTTACAGAATCTCCAAACCAATCGGCTAGGGCAGCATTGTCAGTACTTCCAAAATTGGTGTAGTCATTTATTCTTTCTTGCAATGATGCCATTAACGACCCTCATTCATTTTCTTTATAGATTCATCCATAGTCGTAGTACTAAATTCAACTTTAGTTGTTCCTGACCATGTCTTTCTCATATTAACATAATCAGCACAATTATTGCTTTTTAATTCAACTTTATTTGTAACCTCTTCAATGGGTACTACTTCTTTTTTATATTTATCGTATACAAAAATAGCCATATTATTCCTTAATTAAATGGATTTGCCACTATTGGTCCTAATCCTGTAGGATCTTCAATAATAGTGGGAGGAGCTGCTATAGGCTGTCTCCTACCTTTAATTATTCCGTCTAAAATACTTCTAGCTGCATTATTAGCATCTTGTTCTCTGGCTGCATCTATCTGAGCATAAGATAGACCAGGCCCTTGATATATCCCCCCAGTTCCAGGACGATACCAAGGAGATGGTGTTCCTATTGATCCTCTACCATAACCTCTTTGCTGTGAGGTATATTCTTGTGGTCTTCTATGACCCTGTCTTCCAAGATTTGGATCGTAAGTTGAGGCTCTGTCGATCCAAGCTTCAAAAGGATTTTCCTCTACCCAAGGAGTTTCTGTTTCATCAGCACTTTCATCAAAAATACCACCAACAGTTCCATGTATATTTTGATAATATTGTTGAACTTCAGGTATTATATTTCCATCTTCGTCATAAATATCACTATAATAATTTCCAGTATATCCAGAATCTGGATCATTTAATAATTCATTTATATATGCTACTATATCTAAAATATTCGTATTTTCATCAAGATTAAAGTCATAAGGATCTGTTGCTGCAGTATATGTCATTGGTACTTCTTCTGGTATAATCTCTTCTCCTGGCATCTGAAAAGTAGGATTTAAATTACCCCAACTAGAAATCCCCCAATCTATATTAGGATTAAAGCCAAAACCTGGCATAGGATCCCAAGATGCAGTTCCTGAACCTATAGGTCCAACATTTGGTTGTACAAAAGGATCTTGTTCTTGTACAGGTGCGTTAGCTAAAGCCATTATTTACCTCCCTTTACTTTCCCACCTTTATAGTATTCTTTTACCATACCACCACCATAAAAGCCTTGAATTTTTTTAGATCTACTTTGAGCATCAACAAGCCCACCATCGGCATAACCTTGATACTCTATAGCTTCCCCTGTCTTAGCAGCTTCTTTTTTTGCTGCTTCTACACCAGCTTTATCATAGCTATATTCTTTTTTTCCTACTTTAGGCATTATTTCTTCCTCCTATGTCTGGCATCAGTAGTATTGTATGTGCCATTGTTTATTTTATCTAATAGTTTTTTACCATACTTATCTACCATGGATTTTCTTATAACATATTCTCCAGGTGTAAGCATTGCAGGGACTGTATCTGTTGACCCAGGTGCATTCCCTTTTAGTTGTTTTTTTGTTTTTTTAGTCATAATTAAATTTTTAGGGATTCGGAGTGAGCCCTTTATACGACTCACTCCACAGTTCCCAATACTGCCAATCCTTATGGATTCGGATTGTTATTAAGTGAAAGGTGTAGCTAAAGTGCCATCGCCATATAGCATGCCAGATACTTGCCACTTAGATTCAGATATACATTGATATTTTACCATACCACCTATAAATCTACCCTTAGTGTCACCATCAGCAACTATTTGATGATCTGCAGCAGCAGGACAAGACCATCCTACTGTTGCACCAGCATTAGAAGCTACATGTGCCCCTACAGTGTCTTTATCTACAAGAAGAATGCTTCCCTGTAAAGTATCTGCATCTGAAGCTGCATCTATACCAAATGTTCCAGTAAATGTAGTTCCTACATGGAACTCATATACTAAACCAGCTTTTGCAGCTGGAAGAGTAATTACAATCCCACCTGCTCTATTCAAGTCATAAATTGTACCTGAATCTTCTGCAAGAACAGTATATGTTGCAACATCGATATTAACAACTTTTTGATTAGCTTCACCATAGTCACCACTATTTGAATTTAGTCTATCGCTTCTCATTTATTATCTCCTTTAAGTTATAGCTTCAAAGTTATATAAACAATGAGACTCAGGAAGAGTAATTTCAAGACCTGCTTCAGTAAGGATCATATCCTTTCTTAGATCTTCATCTGCCTGTTGAACATTGGTAATAACATGAGTATCACGATTAAGACCGTTTCCGACTAATGGTCTGTACTTAACTTGAGCCATATCAACGATAGCCATATAAGCCGAAGAAAATCCTCTAAATAGAGGTTCTTTTACAAGATTTAAATCGCCATGTATTGTATTGATAGCTAGAAGTTTGTGACCGTAAGAACCATTCACATACTCTTTATCAATATTATATTGTTGATATGTATTTGCATCGTAAGTTTCTTTAATTAAACCACCTGCACCAAACTTGTTAAACAAGCTCATTACAGGAAGTCCTGCTAAAGCTAACTTTGCAGAGGAACCACCTCTTGCTGGATCATAAATAACCTCGAAATCAGTTAAGATTCTGTCATAGTTAAACTCGCTTTCATGTAAAGTTCTATTGTACGCCATTCCAGGAGAGTATGATAAATTACTATCTCCTGATGTAGGTGCACTATTTAAGACAATATGACCTACGATACCTTCTGAGTATTGTATGCTATCTTGTCTAGATCTTTGACCGAAGAGCATAGCTCTTTCTATGTCTACTTTGTGTTCTCTTAACTTTAAATTCCAAATTCGTGCCCATTCATTTGAATATCCTTTAAGATTTGTCGCAATTGCAGTGTTTGACATTTCTGCCGATGTTTTAAATATCTGTGTATAGCCATAATCATCGTCTAATTGACTTGACCATGAATCAGGAGATCCTGTGCCTTCACCGAATGATGTACCAATAACTTGACATTTATCATCATTAGAAAGAACATTATACCCAGTACTAAAATCAGAGTGAGGCAATGAAATGATACGGCCTGTAAATGTGTTAGCACTTCCAGTATCTGTTACTGCACTGTCAATCCTAACAGTAACATACGCTGTGCCAGCCGTACTATCTAAAGTCTGCACTGCAAACACCATACCTTTTTGAAGCCAATTTACATCGGATGCACTTCCAGAACTTGAATCATCAACAGTAAATGCATACTGGTTGCCAGCTGTAACTGCTGACTCGCCATTAACATGGGCTGCTAATTCAAAAGATCTAGTTGTCCAATCAATCTTTGACCTATTTTCTAGGAACCTAAATACAGGATCCGAGGTAGGTGATTTCGACATTTTACTTAAATATACAAAGAATGGAGACTCTTCTGGACTCAACTCTGCTACTCGTCCACTAAAATCATATAATCGTCTTTGATCAGGAGTGGATTCACCAGAAATAGTGGTAGCAGCATTAGTAATATCTGTGCTTTGTAAAAGCCCTGTATTAATTGCCATTTTACTCTCCAATATCCTATTTTCAACTACATTAGGTTTTAAGTAATGCCTTCAAGATAGGATTTTTTGTTTATTTGTTAAAACTTATTATTGTCGCCAGCTCCCATCACGCTATCCCAAATTTGATCTGCACCTGACTTTCTCTGTGGTTGTTGTCCTTGAACAACTCCACCTTGAGTAGGTCGTTGTAGATTTTGTCTAACTTGATCTAACGGATTTGGCTGTTGTTGTACCTGTGGGCTTTCAGTAGTTGCTCTCCACATCTTTAGTACATTGTCAACTCCATAGTCAGCAGGATTTCTAGATGCCCACTGCATAAACTGTTGAGATTCTTCATGAGATAGTCCTTTTTGGGCTAACTGCTGTTGAAGAGCTCCCATATTCTGCTGTTGTTGCATCTTATTTGCAAATCCACCGACTGCTCTGTTAACTGCACTATTGACCATTTGAGAGTCTTTCTGAACCCTATACTGGTACGATTTAGATTGAGGGTTATTATAGGCTTCCCAAGGATCAAACTCATCAGCTTCCATTTGAATTGGAGGAGGACCTTGTGGTCGTTGAGGCATAGGTCTTTGTGGTTGACCACCCTGAACCATGGATTTTATTCCCTTCACTACATCAGGTCGTGATTCCAAGAACTTGCCAATCTTCTCGTAATTCTTTAGTTTCTGATTTTCGGCAGCCATCTTGTCCTTTTCTGATTGAAAGTACTTTGCTTGTTCCTCCCAATTCTGATTAGAACCTCCAGGTGCTGTTTGTCCATTATCTTGCCCTACATTATCACTGGGTTGACCAGAACTCATATCCACGGCTTCAGCGTGAAGTTTCTGATTGTCAGTCATATATGCGTCATTGTTATTACTCATAACAGTTTCTCCTATTGTTTGCTATCTCTCTCTTCCTTTTGAGATTCACTACGAGCTTTGATTTCAGCATCAGTCTGCATTCGTAATTTCTCTGATGAGAGTTTAACAGCGTTACTTAACTTGTCCATAGAAACTTTATTTTTGTGCTTACTGTCAAGTTCAGTTTCTTTAAGTTTACTTTTGAACTTTTCGACCTCTGTTCGCTTGTTGGCACTAATAGCCTCACGAGTCGATGTTTGTAAGTCACCTTGTAATTTTTTAATTTGTTCTTGTGCTCCTTGCAATTGTTGCTGTAATTGAGCAACCATATCATTTCTTTGCAATACACCTTGCTTGTCAAATATTTCTGTCTTTTTCAATGCTTCCACCCTATCGATAAGTCCAGCTTGATAAGCTTCCATATAAATCTGCCATTCGCCCCATTTATTAGAAGGCATAGTTGAATTACCAATAATTCTTATATCGAAAGTATTAACAGATAGATCGTTCTCTATTCCCATAATAGTTTGAGACTTATCATCATACAATCGTTTATTTATTGTGTATTCATCAATATCATTATTAGGCTGAACAATTCTAAATGTTTTTTGATAATTGTAGTGAGACTTTGATAAATAATAACAAACTCGTCCCACCCTCTTTAAACTTGCTTCAATATCTCTTAATTTTGACTTTGTTCGTCTTTGTCCGAAATCTTCCATCATCATAGTCGCAGACGAAGTTTTTGGTGCTACTTCTGTATTTCCTTGCATCATTTCAAATATGCCCATGTTAAGATCTATATAATGCTCAACAAGTTGTGGTAATTGCATAATTGAACTTGCAAGTGGTTGTGGTGCAGGGAAATGTGGCTCACCGAAGGATGCATCATATTCTACAGTTGCATTAGGATTTGCCCATATCTGCTCTAATTCCTCTATATCGTCTACACTCCCTTGTGGGATAAGTAATTTAAGTCCAGCACTCGCCTGTGCATGTGATGTTATTAAAGATGTTACTTTATTAAGATATCTTTGAAAATCTTTATTTTTTCTAACATCGCTCATTGGGTATGGAGTATTAGTCCATATATTAGGAACTGGAATAATTGGATAAGTATCAGTTTCTAATATCTCTTCATATAAAACTATTTGACCTAAAGTGCATGTTAATTTAATTCTATTTTGATTGACTGTAACGATATCAAGCATTCCTGCTTCAGCCATTTTCTGAACTTGAGCGTTTTGCATCATTTGTTGCATTTTCTGTTCATCAACGATTTGTTCTTTACCACTCTTCTTATCAAGGATTCTATAGTAAGGAACTTTTATTTTAGCGAAATGCTCTATAAGTTGATACTTTTCAGATCCAGGCCCAATATCAGCATCTTTCACTCTGTCTGGAGTAAAAGAACCTTTAGTCCTTAAATTTTGAGCATCAGGATAATCATCATCATTATATTCCTCAATTTCATCAATTAAGGTTTTATCGCTACCTTCCTCTACAGGTTCTGATAATTGTGGATATAAATCCATCAATTGCATCTTTGTAAGTATGGTTGACAACATCATACCAGTTGCATCATCAAACCACTTATTTCTAGAGTTTGGATCTACATATATTCTAAATGGATCTATATAGCTAAACTTTACTTCGCCTCTACCATAATCGGCTTCTTTGTCTATATAGCAATAAAAGTATCCAAGCCCAGTAACAGCATAATCATGAATAACCTGCTTAAATACTTCGTCACCATCAGATGCATCCCATATATACTCTAAAATAACTTTCCATACATTAGCCATCTTAGAATCAGAGTCTTCCCTTGCAACAGCAGAGAACTTTGGTGTCTTTGATGTAGTAATAGCTTTAAACTGCTCTATTGCAGAATAAAGTCTATCCATTGATAAACTGGATTGATTTCTGGACTCTAGCTCAGATATCTCATTAGCAGAGAAATGATTACCAAGATAAAAATCGATGTCTTCTCGTGCTTGATCATCCCAATCTTTTCTAGCGTCAGACCATCTGCGAAATAGCTCTTTTATGCTCTTAACTCTAAAATCTTCTTGTATCATATGCTATAATATATTAAATTTTTTAAAATTCTACAAATCCACCCTTTCGAGCCCCTGTCATCCAATTATATCGTCTTTTTGTAGATCTCCATGAGCCTTGATCATCTTTCTCTTTTATTTTCTTTCCAGCCTTCTTATTTCCTTTAGCAAATTGAGTTGAAAGCCAAAATGCATCTATGCAGTCATCGTGAGATCCTTTTGGGAAATCAAGAAGTTCTCCTATAAATTCGTGCATATTTTTTTTGAGGTGTACAGCTCCTGCCTTAAACATTGGCTGAAGACCTTCAAATAGCCTGTCTTTCTTCTTTTGCTGTCCATAGTTCTTAATACCTTGCTCTATACCAGGCAAGAACAATCCCTCTCTTTTGCTCTTCTTAAAGACATAATCTCTTAACATCTCCTGATAGGCGATTGTTTCTATGTTGATTCTTTTGATTGGCTTATATTGTTTAGCAATTTCAAATATTTTGTCGGCACACTCCATTGGGAGAACTCTTTTTCTCCAATATTCGATAACATAGTAATCATAGTTAGCAGACACACCAATAACCATAATAACACTATAGTCGTTCCTAATACCAAGTGTCGAAGCAGGGTCGACCCCAATGTAAATATTAATGTATTCTTTAGACCCATCATCAAATTGTATGTACCACGAATTAGCTTCTTCTTGAAATTTAACACGCCCTTTATAAAGATTTCCACTTATATCCTCCTCGTTGAATACTTCATCTTCAGGACTCTTAGCCTGATTCATATATTCTTGATAAAACTTGGCAGGAGTACCTGAATCGATGTAAAATTGTTTTCTTTCTTCCAGTTTCTTAACAGGCCATCTACTTGGCCATAATGGAGTTCCGTCTTCTAGTAAAGCTTTATATGTTACTACATCCCAAGAAAACTCTTCTCCGTTTTTCTGTGAGGCTATGTTTTCCTTAACAAGCCCATTTAAAAAGCTATCGTAGTGAACTATAGTGCCATTGCACCATAAAAATCCATTCTTGTCAAAATCGATAGCAGGATACACTGCTGCAGTCACCCAATCCTTAATTTGCTGTCTAGACTCTGGAGTCTTCGTATTTAGCTCAGACTCAAAATCATCAAGGATGATACCAGTGTATCTAGTTGATAATTGTTTTTTACCTCTAAGTCGCTGAGATGTTCCTTTTGCGATCATTCTGCAACCGTTAGCTAAAGTAAATTCAGCTTTAGTCCACTTATCGCCTTGAAGATCGCCAAAATAGTAATGGATCGCTGGATTCTCATAGATATGGTTTTGTATCCAAGCGAGGTTATCAGTAGCCTGATCCTGTGCTTCACCTATCCACGCTATAAATTCAGGTCGTTCTTTTGTTGCAAATAAGAAGCGATAAAGTACGGCACAAGCAGCCAAAGTCGATTTTGCGTGATCACGAGGAAGAACAAGTGCAAGTTGTGGCTTATTCCTGTCAATAAGTAGATCGCCCACCTCATAATGAAATTCTGGTGTTGCTGTAGCCAAAAAGTCTTGTGGGGAAAATATTTTACCAAAACTAATGAGATTCTTCTTTGCAAGTTCAAGAGTCCTCTCATTCTTAGAAACATCTCCATTAAGATTTAAATTAGCCATTAATCAAACATACTTGGTGCTGGTCTATTCCACCAATTTGATATAGTTTGCATTATATCTGCCTCTTGAATTTTTTCTATCTGTCTAGCCTTACTAAAAGACATATCTATATCAAACTCATCGAGATCAACCCCAAAATCTTTTTTTATTTTTTCATATTCAAGATCTCCATCACCCCAATAAGATAGCATTAAATCATCCATAGATATATTTTCTTTTGCAGCTTTATCTGCTAAAGCTTTAGAAAAATTAGGATCTCCATATTGACCTCCTGCTCCCACTTCCCCTAATCTGTATTGTTTTGAAGACGGAATTGCATAACTTGCATAAGTCCCTATTAAAGAAGGTATCGAGGCCAAAGCTTCTAATATTCCTTCATTTTTAGCAACATTGCCAAAAGCAGTCCCTTTTGCCATTGTTTCCTCATACAGTCTTCCAAGATAATCACCTAAATCCCCCATAGATTTCATTGTAGGATCCTCGTAAAAACGAGATCCTGTTGCTCCTGTTGAGTATCTTCTAGCATGTTCAACTTCTTCAGCAGCTGTTATAGGATTAACGCCTTCCCATCCTTTGTGTGGAGTAATATTAATGCCTTTTCTTCCTGTAAGAAGGCCAAGTGCTCCAGGGGCTCCTGGAAAAAAATTATTTCCAGCATGGAAAACATTGGGGTCTGGATGATACTTTATATCAAAACCAGCTTTGCTTATAGATCCTTCTGGATCATATTTAGTCATAAAAGCTTCTGCTTCTTCTTGGCTTGTAATATTATCACCAACAAGGCCTGATAATAGATCTCCTCCGTACATCATCGATTTAGCAAATGGCCATCGTCCCAGTTTATCGAAAATCCTATATGCTGAAGATCCAGTTGACCAAGCAATATCTAATGGATCTGCTATATCAAGTCCTTCCTTCCCTCCAAAATAATCAGCACCTTCTGGTCTTTGCCAGGGTTTTGACACATAGTCAGCAAGATCTGATATATAGTTAACCGTACTATCTAATACTGTATTTTCATATGCACTCATTTATTGATTTTTTCCTTCAGCCACTTGTAAGCTATCTCTAACCAATTCTCCACTTGCTCCGAAATGGACATGATGGATTCTACAGCTTTCAGGACAAGAGTATCGAACCAAGTTTTTTTCATAAGCTTTATTTAACTCACCAAGGACAACAATCATACTAAACATGATTATTGCTCCCCAGTTCATTTAAACCTCCATTTAATTATTTAAAAATATAAACATCAACCCCATGATGATCTTATCTAAGACCCATAGAAGAATTAAGACGGATAACTTACTATTTAAGCTCAAAGTGGGGTAAGTCTTTAAAGCCTGTATCTTTGACTTGAGTGTCATCATTCCAGTCTCCTCCCCATCGAATTGGTATATCTAGCATTGCAGCAACGCCTTTAACAAACCCTGCAAAATAGTAGAAACGATCAAGATCATTGTAGTCAATGGGATAAGGAGCCACATCGATAGCCCTACTAGGATAAGAGTTATGACGGCCTTTTGGGAACTTGACTTTGGATTTCCCTTCCTCGAAGTATTTATTTTGTTCTTCTTCACCTCTATGTCCCTCCGTAACGGTACAATCAAAATGTTTAATTACTTGATAAAATATCTGTTGAAGATCTTCATGACAAGTTTCTAGCTTTGACATTGACCTTTTACCAAATTTCGGCATTATGCTTCTCCTTCCATGTTTAATAATCCATATATTGATGTTACTCTATCGTCCATATCGAACTCGCTTTTGCATGTTGGGCATATCCAACCAAGTATTTCATTAGTATCAGTGTCTAATATGCCTACCTTCTCTGTGAACATGTCTCCAATTTGTAAATTTGCTTTGCAAATAGGGCAATTATCACTTGGAGCTGCTTTCTTGTTCTCCGTGGGCGAGTAATTCTGCTTTTTTTGTGTCATTCTCAAGCTCCTGTGTTAATTTAGGTGAAATCCCACCCCAAACGGTAAGAGTTTCCTTTTTAGTTTCCTCTGTGCTGAACAAACCACTTATTTTTGCTAGACTCTCAAGGCTTCTAAGCTTGATATTGTCTTGTTCTGCAAGATCTGCTATATCTTTCATTCGCTGAATGATGTATGCATGAGTGACACCTTCTTCTTCTAATATTTCTTGGATTTCTTTTTTAACCATATCTTGAACATTCTCCATTTTCATTAAGGAATTAGACCTATTGCGTATGTAACTCTCGTTTTTAGCGTTTGGGAATACCTCTTTGTAGGCAGATACCACATCCTTTCCCAGAGCTACATACTTGGCGAACAACTTTTGTTTGCTTTTGCTGCATGTATCCAGCTGATCTTTCCCATTAAAAGTATAGATTCGGTCTGCAATCCCCTTTTTTCCCAAGATCGGAGTTTTTGACTTTGTATTGAAAGATCCTAAAACAGTGCGAATGCACTTAGTGTTCTGTATTTTGAAGGATTTAAGGTTTTGACAAACATAACCATCGCTGGTTTCTATCCAATCGCCTTCTTTAGCATTCCTCCAGTCTTTTCTTGCTGTAATATCAGGATGGTGTAAATTAAACTCAAATATGCTTTCATATAAAAAATGCTTCTTTCCTTTAATTTCTTTAAAATCCATAGTTTAATTTATGAAAAATAAAAAATATTTGCAAGTCGACTTAGAATACTCCGAAAAACACCATAATGGTAGTTTTAAGATCGTTGAAAAAAAAAATTGAATCCCCCCTTATATTAATAACAGTATTAATAGTGTATTAATAACGAACTATTAACTAAAGAAAAATAATATAAAAAGAAAGTAAGTTGAAAAAATAGCATTAGAATGAGTGTAACGGTTGTTTTATTATCGCCCTATGGGTCATCGGCTCTTGGGGGGTTAGCGTTTTAGTTGAAAATCTAATTGAGAATGAGTCTCAATATCAATTATAATAACCATTATTTATATTACTTGCATTATATATATAATATGTTGTATATTCTAGGTTTTACCCTATTGTGTACTAAATGAGATTGGATCTCAATAAGTAATTAAATGTAATTAAGTAGTACAATATATATATATCTATTTTATAGTATAAAACAAGTATAACAGCCTATTAATACGGCACTAATTATAATTTTTTTCTCGTCGACAAATCAATTTATTTTAAAAAAACACTTGACTTACATTATATTTATAATATAGATTACTATTGTAATTTAAATTATAATTGATATCAATTTAGAATTAGTACTAATTAAATAAGTTTTAAAATATAACTGAGATTATAAAAACTTATAACAGCTTTTTAAATATAGTTAGATATATTAATAAATGCTAGTGAATTATTAATAGCGTTCAGTCGGTGAGGTGGTCGTATTGTGTCGAGGTGATCTCTGAACATAGCCATAAACAAGAAACCGACGACGAGGGTGATAATTTAATAACTGATAGCACGAAAAGATATAGGCTTCTAGCGAGGAGAAATCCGAGATGTATAAATTTGTTTGGCTGTTCGTGGTCGGTAACAAATAAAGTATTTTAATTACTGCTAGATAAAATACAATTTAATTTATAACGATAGGAATTTACATTGAATAAATGTTTACGAGTCGAAAAAAGAATAAATATAAAATTGATACTAGTCAAATTTTGTGAAGGGGTCGCAGTTACGGAACAAATTTTTTAGATGGAAGAGGGGTCAGCCCCTGCACGATAAAATAAAGTCGTATTTAATCCATCTACTAAGTGACAACAACAACAATAAAATAAGGAACTAAAACAATGGATAAAAAGACAGAAGATTTATACGATTATTTACTAGAAACAGAAACAGCAACGCAGGACGAAATCAGCCTAGTAACCTCTATAAATGGGACTAATCTAGATACTTTAGAAGATATCTTATATAGTCGTACAGGTTATCATACTTTAAGTCAAATTCAAGAAATGGAAGGAGGTGAATAATATGAGAACATATAATTGTGCTGAGTGTGAAAAGGAAGATATAGGAGCAAGAGGATTGTTCCTTGAAAGTATTACTTATCATATGTGGGCAAGGCTAGACGCATATGGTAATTTTACTGAACTTTGTTGTGATGAATGTTATGACAATGGTAATTATAGCTTCAGGAAGGATGATTATTTTGATGAGGCTTACTGTGGGGAGAGATTAGATAATGATTACTAAAAACAATAATAAAATAAGGAACTAAACCAATGAAAAACTTTTACGGAAAGCTATTAAGTCCACCAACATACAATTTCAAACTAAGCAAGAACATTAAATTGAAAGTACATACTTATAGTTTAAACTTTGCTCATAGTGATCTAAGTGGTTATAATGTTTGCCCATTTGCAAACAAATTAGTAGAGGGAGAACAAAGTAAAAATAAAAGTTCGTGTTCTAGTGTATGCGTGGGATATCGAGGCAATGCACAGAGATTCAAATCAGTAATGCAATCAAGAATTAAAAAAACAAAGATGTTTTTTAACAATAGAGAAGAGTTTTTAAAGCTATTGATTAAAGATATTAAAAAAGCAATTGCATTTAGTGAAAGCAAAGGATTTAAAGCATCATTTAGATTGAATGCTTATTCAGATATTAAATGGGAGAATATAAAGATTGATAATGGTGAGATCTTTCCACCGAATATATTTGAATTATTTAGTGATCAGATCTTTTATGACTACACAAAACACCCAAGCAGAGAAGTACCAAGCAATTATCATTTAACTTATTCACATTGGGGTAACTGGGACCATACACAGCAGAACATTAACAACCGTAACAATATTGCAATGGTATTTAATGAACTACCAAACAAATACAAAAACATCAAGGTTGTTAACGGAGATGATAACGATCTGAGAACAAAACAGAATGACGGCAACGGAGTAATTGTAGGACTTAAATTCAAAGGTAGTAAGAAAGAATTAAACAACGGAATTACTGAAGGCTTCGTAGTAGAAGCATAAACAACAATAATAAAATAAGGAGTAACCAAAATGTTTTACATAATAGATGAAGACTACAAGATACACAAGATAACAGATGATAAAGAACTAGCAAAGGATATAGCAACAGAACTAAATGAAGATTGGTACGGATTGATGTATCAAGTATGTTCACAAAAACACTATAACAAAATGATAAGGAGTTTTTAATATGGATAAGAAAAAAGTAAACCAAATAGAAAAAAACTGGACTAAGCAAGTTGCAGATGTTTTAATAGGGAGAAAGATAGTCAAAGTTGAGTATTTACCTATTAAAGAAGCAGAGCAGAGTGGTTGGTATTCTAGACCTATATGCCTTCAATTAGATAATGGTGCTTGGTTAGTACCTATGAGAGATGATGAAGGTAATGATGGAGGTGCTATACAGACATCATATGAGGTATTGCCTGTTATCCCTGTAATTTAACTAGACTAACAATAAATAATAATAAGGAGATCAATAATGAAACAGAACAAAACATTGTGGAAAGTAATTGAGAGAATACATAGGATGTTTCCTGATTTAATTGAGGATTATTTGAAGGAAGCTGATTTAGATATAGATAAAGTTAGGAATGCTAACAAAGAGTTTTTTGCTTTCAAAAAAGAGGCTGAAAGACTCAATTTATCTCTCTTTGAGTATGCTATGGAATTACGGCAGGAAAGTTTTCTTAAAAAAGCAAAGGAGGATAAATAATGGAAAAGAAATATTCTGCTATAGTTGAGGTGTCTTGGCTGACATCATTTGAGGCTGAGGATGAAAAGCAATTTAGGAGAAGGTTAAAAGAACAATTTAAACAAGACTATAACATAGAAATAACAAATGCTGAAATTAAATCAATAGAGGAAGAGGTTACTACCAATATTTATGGGGATATTGAATTAATAGCAAAGGAGAATAAATAAATGAAAATTAATTGGGAGCTGATTATTGATGAAGGTTACGATGATGACGAACTTGACTATATAGCAGAGAAAATAAGGAATAGAGAGTTTTTTGGAACTATAATAATAGATGAAGAGGAGGATAAATAGTATGGATACATTGATGATAGTAATTTTGGTAGCACTAATAATAATAACTTTTAACCAAGCAATGAACTGCTTTAAATAAAGGAGAATAAATGGATAAGAAAATAGTAAACCAAATAGATAGACTTATAAAACATAATGAAACAATCTTAGAGGACTTGTATGGAAAGTTCTTAGTGAAGGAAGATGGTATACATTTTATGGAAAGTGAGCAATCTGCTTATGCTAGATCAATCGGATGGGTTGATGCTCTAAGATGGGTATTAAGTACTATGAAAAATGGTAGTCCAGTATCAGATGCACCACTAAACAATAAAGGAGATGAATAATGAGTGAAGTAAAATTAACTATTAAAAATATTAATGATAAGTATGTTGTTGAATGGTCTGTAAGCAGTCTATTTCATAGAAAATGGAATAGAGATTGTAAGAAGGATGCTATGGAAACAATGGAAACAATACTTAAAGAATCAGCAAATTTTATATAAGGAGAAGAATAATGAGTGAATGGAATAAGTTGTTTGATATACTGCAAGTGTTAAACCCACAGAGTGATTTATATACCAATGTGCTAAATATATCTTCTGAAATTGATGAAGATATAATCAAGGAAGATGAAGAGCAATGGGATGATATATGTCATTATATGGCTGTGCTGAAGGAGGATAGAGTAGATGCTGATGAAGGTATATCAAGTATGATACGACTTCTTAGAGATATATATGATGGAAATACAGACACACCTAAAGAAGATATTAGAAAAGAGTTAATGAAGTATGGTATTGATTTAATTTATAATGAAAGTATAAAAGGAGATGAATAAATGAAATACGAAGTTGGAAATACTGCTTGGGTTAGATATTGGGGTAACTTTGAGAGAAAAGGTGTAATCGTTAAGATCACAAGCGATGATGTTAAGTTTTATATAGATGGGATTGGAATTGTAAATGTAAAAGAGGAGGATATAGTATGAATAAGAAAATAATAGAACTAGTGCAATCTAGATTAGACAGAGGTGCTAAGAAATATGGTAAAGAGAATCTAGTATCAGATGGTAGGGAGTTCGTACAAGAAGCACTAGAAGAAGCATTGGATCTTGCAATATATGTAAGTATGAAACTAATAGAAATAAAAAATGATAACTACAATAAAATCTTAGAAAAACAAGGAGAATAAATGGAAACAAAAAGAATAGATGAAATAACTAGAAAAATGACAGAAATAGAAAACATACTTACAGGCGAGCAAGATGAATTTTTAAAGTTAATTGATGAGTTTATTGGATTATATGATGAACTTAGAGGATTGGACAATGACAATACAAGAGATATAGCAATTAGGTGTGTTGGTTCTATGTTTGATCATAACTTACTAGATTCAAAGTATTTATCAAGCGAAGATGAATTTGAGATTCAAGATATAATCCACGATGAAATCAACAAAGCTTTTAAAATAAAAGGAGATGAATAAATGAAAAAATACTTTATAGCAAGACCAATAAATGGTATATCAATAAATGGAAATGAATATCTACTAGGCGATGATGGTGAGGCAGTTGAGTTTGAAACAAAAGAAGAATGTATGCAACATTGTAGAGATGTGGGATTAATAGAAAAAGACTCAAATGATGAATATTTTGTTTGGGAAGAGGAGGCAGAATAAATGAATATAACAAGCATAGGAATAACTCTAATATCAATACTAATAGCAATAGCAATAGCAGTAGCTGGAACATCTTTTTTAATCTACTTATTGCTAACGATCTTTGCTTGGATAGAAACTAAAAAATGGAGGTGGTAGTATGAATGATGAACTGACAGATAGAGAGAGATTGCTATTGAGAAGGTTTCATCCAAGTAGTTACCCATCGCTGTATAAAACAAAAAGAGGACAACAAATTATGAAGAAACTAAATTGGGGCAAGACGACCAAAGCAAAAGTAATAGCAGAGCGATTGTTTGTATTCACATTGATGATAGTATTTTGCATTGTATGTTGGAGTGGTGTTATCAAACTAGGTGGATGGATCGCTAAGAACTACAACTATTTAATATTTCTAATAACAGGATAAGGAGAAGACGATGAAAGATAATACAGTACCAGAAGTAGAATACAATGAGGATGGATACATAGTACAAAAGAATAAAGTTCAATACAGATTCCACGATGATGACCCTAGATATGTAGATGTAGGTATAACCGAAACAATAACTATAGCATCTATAGATCTAGAAAAAGGGACAATTGTATTGGATGGATCCAGGGAGTTAACAGCAGAGCAATTATCCACCCTGGCCAATATGATCAGAGAACTACAAAACAAGCACAATGAACCACCTTTTTAATGTAAGACAATTAAAAAACACTTGTGCTACAATGGAATTTAACTTAAATTAAATAACTATATAGGAGATATAAAATGAGCGATGTAAAAAACAAAGCATTTTTAATTAAGGACATAGATGAGACATCATGGAGAAACTTTAAGTCAAGAGTGTTACTTGAAGGCCATGATTCAATAAACAAACTATTCAAGAACTTTATCGATACATACACTGTGAGGAGCTCAGAATATGAGAAAATACTCAAATAGAGTACTTGATGTCCTAGATATATACGATGCCTATATTGACCAGAAGAATGCTGAGAATACGGAGGATAGGTATAAGGGTCGTGAACATTGGTATGGGGCCAGTTCGTCTGGCCTCTGTTCACGGAAGCTGTATTACAAGCATGTTATGAAGGCAGAGGAGACCAATGAAGTACAAACAGACTCAAAAAGATTGATGAGGCTTGGTACTATAGTTCATGATGATATTCAAAATGCTATTAATAACAGTATTAATAGTAGTCTTAAAAATACTATTAATAACGATATTAAGTATTATATTGAAGAAGAGATAAGAATAGAAGAACTAGGTGTACGAGGTTTTTACGATCTAGTATCTGTTGATGACCAGGTAACTCTTTACGATTTCAAAACAACATCGAGTTACTCATTCAAACAGAAGTTCGGAAGATCTGGTGGTAATTGGTCCGAAAATAACATGATGCAGCTAGGTACATACGGCTATGGAGTGAAAGAGCAATTTGGTAGGCTAGATGCTATGTATCTCATTTATTACAACAAGGATACCTCTAAAATCGATTATCAGCCTGTACCCTTAACATATGTCAATAAAGCATATAAGTACTGGAAAAACATCCAAAAATCGCATAAAAAGGGTATTCCAGGATTAGTAGATGGTATATCACCAGTATATAAATGGGAATGCAGTTCTAAATACTGCAGATTTTACGATCTGTGTCAACACGGAATAAAATAAAGAGGATGGGGATGCTTGAAAACATAAAACGAACCTGTTGTTTGTTAGCTGATTACAAGGTTAGACATCCCCTACCTCTTAACCTAAAATAAGGAGAAAGCAATGTCATACTACAACACAACCAACGAAACAGGGAAACAGTTAACCTTAAGTTGGGATAAATCAAAAAGCCAGGAGGACTTGATCTTGGAGTTCTTTGTATTTCTAGATGCTAACTGTAAAGGGGTTGATGCTATAGCCACACCATTCGAGGTATGGGCACAATTCAACGATAAATATCCACTCACATCAATACGAAGAGCAATGTCAGACCTAACAGCTGCAGGTAAGATTGTTAAAACAAGTATACAAAGGAAAGGTAAATACAACAAGGTGAACTTTTGCTGGAAACTAAATAAAGGAGAAGAATAATGAACATGAGAGATCTTTTTAATAAGTACACATTCCTGTCTAAGGAAGAGGGTGTGGACTTTTGGAAGTGTCATAATAGTTACATACTGACCCATGATGCTATAACTAAAATAGCCAATTACGAACAAATAGAATTGGTTAGTATAGAATCCCTGGTAAATGCTGAAACCTGTGTAAGGTTTCTAGTTACAATGAAAGACAGAAAAGGGAGGAAAGTTATAACCGTGGGAGAAGCAACAACACAGAACTCTAAAAACAATTACTACGGAGCAATGGCTGAGAAGAGGGGTATAGACAGAGCTGTCCTAAAGCTGATTAATGCTTATGAGTATGGTGTATACTCAGAGGTAGAGGCCGATGCTTTTGAAAAACCAACCAAAAAGGAGAACGCATAATGAGAACAAAAACAATAAACCAAGTTAAGGAAACATCAAACTATTCCATGTTTAAAAGGATGCAAGGAAATAGAGTTGTCAATAAAGCACATCTCAAAAGATTAAGATCTTCAATAAACGAAGAATCTTTAATCGTTCCGATGATAGTAAACGAGAGATATGAGATCATTGATGGCCAGACAAGGTTTGAGTCCTGGAAAGAACTTAGACTTCCTGTTTACTATGTAAGGGTTAAAGGATATGGTTTAAAGCAGGTACAAAGACTAAACAGCAATATAAAAAACTGGAACATAAAAGACTATACCGACAGCTATTGCGAACTTGGTCTTCAAGACTATATAAGATATAGAGAGTTTAAGAAAGAGTATGGACTTGGGGATTACGAATGTATAGCGATGCTGAAAGGTGTCGTTGGTGGAGCTGGATCGAATTTTAACAGCTATAGAGACGGAAGGTTTAAAATAAGGTCTTACTCTAAGGCTTGTTATTGGGCAGAAAGGATTGTAGCATTAAAACCTTTTTATAAAGGATACAGAAGGAGATCTTTTGTTTTTGCAATGCTGCACCTACTAAGCAATAAGAATTTTGACTTTGATCGACTTATACAAAAGTTGAAATACCAATCTTCTAAATTGGTGGATTGCTCAAATAAAAGCCAGTATATTAACCTACTGCAAGATATCTACAACTTCAAAACAAACAATAAGGTTAACTTGTTGTACTTAAACACAAAGGAGGAGAAGTAATGGAACAAACAAAACAACTACCATTTATGATCGGAGAATACTACGGACATATATGTGATGTCGTTTTCAAGAAAGGTGTAAAAGTTCTTGGAAAGTATGAGGCAGATATCATAAATTACTATGTCAAGGTCGACTCTGAAAATAAAAAGAAAAACTACAAAAACTTCTACAACGGAGAGGAGGAAACAATAGATGGATCAACATATTCAGGAAGAAAGATCAAGGCTCTTGGCATCTTTAAATTTAAGTCTCCTGGAGACGGAGATGACTTTGAAGCAAACCCTGACGGAAATAAAAAGTTTGCACACTTCTGTCAGGCTATTGGAATCAACCTCCAACAAACAGACACCAAAGTCGGAGACGAAGTAGTGAAGGTCAATATCCTTCCAGATCTAAAAGCAGAAGATATAGAAAACAAGCCTGTCGTTGCTGTTGTTGGCCATGCTAAACCGTGGGTCAATAAAGAAGGTAGGGAAGTAAAGTCCAAAGAGGTCAAATTCGTAAAGGTTTGGCCAGATGGACCTAAATTCAAAACCACCAACCAATCTACAGAAACAACAGTAACTGATGACGAACTACCATTCTAATGAAGATAGGTAGAATAAAAACGATGGCCATTAAACTTGCACTTGTTCTTGGTGTAAGCCCAAGTAAGATAGCAAGGAAGTTTAATATAGCCAGGTCAAGCGTTTATAGGATAAAGGGTAAGTAAGTAATGTGCAGGTGTGGTTTCAGAGGTCTGGTTAACCTCTTTGGGTTCTTATTCATAGCCCAATTCCTTATACCCACTCACCAACACTTGTTGGGCCTGCACAAAAAATTTGAGGATTATTATGAAATGTTGGCATTGTAATAACGATGTTATATGGGGTGGAGATTTCGATTATGAGGACTATGGTTTGGAAGGAGAAGGTATAGTCAGCAACATGTCATGTTCTGAATGTGAAGCATACTATGAGGTCTATCTGCCGTTTGGAGAAAAGAAGGAGGAAATAAGTGAAGAAGTGTAAATATTGCGAAAAAAATGAAGGTGAGGTGCAGTTTTATCTAAGATATAAAAGTGTATGTAAGAAATGTCATAACGAATATATGAAAGATTATAGGAGAAAAAAGAACATAAAAGATGGTTACTCATGGTACTAATTAGGCAGTTCGTCAAGGCCCTTTTATCTCACCCCACCTCCTCCGAGGTGAATATCCCACGGTGGGCTGCCTAATGTTCTTTTGGGCTATAATGACTGTTTTTATAGTGTATAGTCTATGGTGTTATATTGAATTAAAAAAACTTGAGGATGAGCATGAAGGAGATTAGTACAGAACTGCATATAATATATATAACAGGAGATGGATCTAAATTTATAGAGAAAAAAGATGCAGAGAAACACCAGGAAAAATTACTTCGTGATGATAGTATATATATGAAAAAACTAAAAAAAATAATAGGAGAAGTATGGGAAGAGCTATAGACATGGAAAATGACATCGATGCTATGAAAATCAGCATGACAGAGATAAGAAGAGATATCGATGGCTTAAAGAATACATTACAAGAAATACTAGACACGGTTAAAGAAAAACCAAAGCCAAAGAAAAAAGCGAAAAAGGTTGTGAAAGTGGAGAAAACTGATGAATCAGCAGATGGAAAGGATCAAGGGGAAGACAACAGCTAGATGTACTAGGTGTACAGATTATAAGTATAATGCACCTATGTATATGTGGATTGGACTTATAACAGGGCACAAGCTAGGGAAAGTATGTCAACAGTGTGCGATAAAGGAAGCCTTTGGATCTAATTACAGGAATAATAAAAAATACCAGGAATGGTTAAAAGAAGAGGGTAAAAATGAGTGAACTATTAAATGAACTAGGTGAAGCTATAGATGGAGCACAAAAACAGGAGAATGAAATGACAAAAAGACCAAACAAGAAACCTACAAACATGCAGCTACAATATGTTATTGACAACCTGCTTAGAGATGTAGGTCAAATGATGCAGAGATTGTGGGCATTAGACACAGCTTTTGCAGCTTACCTGGATATGACAGGTGAAGCTAAAGATCTTCAGAAGTTTATACAAGAAAGGAACGAAGAACAAAACAAAGAACCTGAAGTTAAAACAGTTGAGGAAAAAGATGAGCATAACAAAACTAGTGATGGAGATCCTGAAGGAGAAAAGGTGGGCTCTGTATTACACGCAGAAGCCACTGCAGACTCTAGCAGTTAAAAATGATACACCACTATTAAGAATAAATCAAGTTGATGAGAGGGAGTTGGCGAAAGCTATTGAGGAGGCATTGACAGAACTTACAGGAGAGTTAGAATGGAAAAATACGGAATCGCCTTCGCAGAAAGATTCGACTCCAAGACAGACTTAGATGATTGGTTGATACAGTTCTACAGTGAAAGACTGGACTACTTCCAAAGAAATATGGGAAGAACAACAGAGCACGGAACTAAAATTACCCCACTCATTCTAAGGAAGACTGCAGAGAGGTTTGTCGAGCTTTTAAAGAAGAGAAGCCAAGTCCAAAACTTAATGCCATAAAAAAAGGAGATAACCATGTTAAAGATACCACCCCACGAGCAAGGACTCGAAGAAGCAGTTCTTGGAGGTATGATCCATTGCTCAAAAAATATAGAGAAAGCACTCCAATATATACCCACCAAAGATGTTTTTTTTAATGAAACTTCAAAGAGACTATTTGAAATAATAAAGAAAATGATCAACAGTGATGAATCGATAGATCTTGTTACTGTCTGTGCAAAACTTACATCTAAAGATAAGAAAAAAGGTGTAAATCAGTATTATGTTACATCTTTAAATAATGAAGTTACCTCTGCAAGTTTAGAGGTGTACTCTAAGGCATTGTATGAGAAGTATCTACTTAGAGAAATTATAAATAGAGTTAGAAATATAGAATCACTTGCATTTGATAACAACACAGATGTATATGAAAAATTAAATACGACCCATAGCTTGATCGGAGAGTTGGTAGCTATACGACCAGACAAGAAGTTCGATATCGATAAAGAATTATCTGAGGCTATGAAGTCAATCACTAGCGACAAGTCAAAGCTTATAAGAACAGGGTATTTGGAGTTAGATGTCCTAGCAGGAGGACTCACAAGAGGGGAGTTAACTATTATAGGTGGTAGACCAGGACACGGAAAGACTTCGTTTATGCTTAACATCCTAGCAAATGTAGTCACAAATAAGAAAAGAGCATTATTCTTTAACAGAGAACTGCCCAACTCAGAAATGATGAAGAAGATAATAGCTAAAGAGAGTGGAAAGATCTCATATAGTACAATTAGAAACGGTGTATATAACGAGAGTGATATTGATGAGCTTAAAAGAGTTAAAGATCTCATACTTGACAAGTACAATAAAGAGACATTTGTAATGCATGATTCTATAAAGGATATAACTAGAGCATCTACAGAGATTAAGAAATTTAAACCAGATATTGTATTTGACGATTATATCCAACTTATAGCCACTAAGGGTCATGAGAGAGAAAGAAGGCTTGAAATTGAGAAAATAATAAATGAATACAAATGGATTGCCAAAGAGAACAACTGTGTAGTTGTACTTGCATCTCAGTTAAATAGGGCTATAGAAACAAGAGGTAACTACGAGCCTATGCTATCTGATCTTGCTGAGAGTGGATCTATAGAACAAGCAGCTGAGAATGTCTTTTTTGTCCATTATGGGTTTAAAGCCAATCCAGACAAGTTCCCTAAGAATAGAGTTAAAATCATTGCATCTAAGGTAAGGTATGGGAATACAGGTACAGTAGAACTTGGATACGATGGAGATAAGGTTGATTATTACCCAATAGAGGATACATATGTCACAGTCTAAAAAGCTATATATAGGAATAGATCCAGGACAGGGTGGTGGTATTGCCCATATAGGTACAAGAATGAAAGCACATAAGTGTCCCAGGACTCCAGAGGATATGTCTATACTGCTTGGGATTATAGTAGATGGGTATGCTCCTGATGATGTGGTATTATATATGGAGAAGGTGTGGGCTTTCCCTTTCGACACTCCTAAGACATCATTCGGACTAGGAAAGAATTATGGGCGATGGGAGGGGATTGTTGCCTCTTATGGTATCCATATGCATTACATTACACCTAAACAGTGGATGTCTAGATTTAATATACCTAAGTTTAAAGATAGGCAGGATAGAAAAAGGTATTTAAAGATGAGGGCTCAGAAACTGTATTCAGGTGTAAAGGTTACACTTTATAATGCAGATGCTATTCTAATAACCAATTTCGCTAAGAATAATTAGAATTTAAGTTTAGGTGGTCTGGGAGATTCAGATCCGTGATACCAAGGAGCATACTTCTGTTCATGTTTAAATGTATTCATAGCCCTTGTAAAAAATGCCTTTCTAAATTCATGTTGTTTTAGCAAAGCATCAAGCTCTTTTTTCACCTCTGGTTTCAAAGTCCTCATAAAAGCAGCTTTCTCAACCTTACTTAAATAACTAATAGGATTATAATTATCTATAGAAGCTTTTATGCTTCTAAATATATCTTTCCTATGCTTTAAGAAATCATGTCTATTATGTCCATTGGGTGCAGATAAAGCACTTGAATAAAGAGCATTTACTATGCCCCAGGTTGACTTGACTATTTCATCTTCAGTGCCAAAAAAGAAAGCATCTCTTAAATATTTATTGTATGGCAACATATGTTCTCTCCCATAGCTACTTATATCAGCCCCTTCCTTAACATTCTCTGAGGCCCATTCAGCTGCATATGTATTAAACTGACTATTCTTCCTATAAAACTCACTTGCTTCCTTCCTGCTTACTTTTCTTATATGCCCATACCCTGTCACCACTCTTGTAGCAAAATCGTCTGCTGCGTCCTGCCATGTCTTATATCCCTTTGAAAGTCCTAACTTGCTTTTAAAGTCTTCAAACATCTCTGGGGATTTAATCTGCATCGTGTTTGTCCACATCTCACTAGCAAACCTGGCCGTGTAGTTACCAATAACAAAATCTGCAGCTCTTCCACCTAGAGATCTTTCCTGCTCAGTTCCATATATTGTTGTGTATGGATCAAACATATGACCAAACAATTGAAAGAACTCCCCTTTATGTAGATAAAACATAGATTTTTTCCAAGCTTTACCATCTTTATCGTAGTCGTAAGGATTACCCATATGCATCATTGCTTGATAATAATCTACTAAAGCTTTACCACCTAGCATTGTACCTGTAGCAGCTAATAGCATGGGATATGGATTTTGATATTTAACCATAGGTTTAACAAAATTTCTATAGAAGTCTTGAGTTTTAGATGCTGCTAATTTCTGAAATACTAAGGCTGGGGATGCAGCTTTGTGGGACATCCATGAAGGAAGCATAACAAGTCCTGTGCCTCCAAGTGCAGTTTGATGACCGTAATTGTCAACCTTATTTAATATAGTCTCATACCTTGCTAAATTATTATTAGATGTTAAATCTCCTTTCTCTATTAATTTGATATCTTTTTCAGATAACATGTACTTATTCTCAAGCTCTTCTCTGATCTGTTTTTTTATACGATCCCTTAATTTTGTATTCATTAAAAGCTTTCTACCTGTACCTCGAAGCCATCCAGGATTTTCATTTCTGAGTAAAGCCTCTAAGGTACTATAATTAAACCTTGCTGCATCAAATGCAACTACTCTCATCCAGTTCTCTGTAGATTTCATGCCGTTTAATGACATAAACTTACTCGTGTATGTTCCAAGATTTTCTAGTCTAGTATGTCTATCCATATATTCCTTAGACCACATATCTAAAACACCATGCTCTTTGGCTTCCTTCCATAATGCAGGGTTCATACTTCTAGTAATAGCCCTAAGTGTAGCTAGTGTCCCATTATGGCCCCATACTTGAGGAAGTCCCATAACGACATTCTTTACAGCTTGTGTATAATAAGGAGATGAAAGCCCTGTCATTACCCCAATCTGAGAGAAGTAACCACCAGCAGCAATTAACTTACCACCTTGTTCAGGCCTTACTTGTAACAACCTTTCAAAACTTTTATTTATCCATTCTCCCATAGGTTTATACTCTTTCATGATATTGAGTATTTTATGGGTATGTCTTTTTGCTCCATACTTAACACCAATATCTGTAAACTCAGGAAGAACTTCAAGAGCTGCAAGATTTTTAGCAGCAGCATCTGCATACCTTGCTAAATATCCATCAATTGAAGATTCGTATGTCTGTATAATCTTACCATCGTGCTTGAAGAAAGCTTCAAATTCTGGTAATCTTTCGAGTAAATACCTATTTCTAAGCTTGTGATGTTTGTCGTTATTTTTCAATTGGAGGAAAACTTCAGTCTTTACCTTTGATAGCCAACCGTTGTGCAGTAAAGGATTATCCATGAGTTCTTGGACTGCCTTTTTAAATTTGTTAGGATTCTTGGTAGGGTCAATACCAAGTTCTTTTTTAGCATAACCCTTCGCCCATACCTTGTAATTCTTTTTGAAGTATTTATTAAAAATTCCAGTTTCTTGGTTGGAGAATAGAATTTCTCTAGCTTCATTTGTAAATACATTTGTTGTGTAGTCTTTTAAGTACCTGTCAAATATCTCTTTAGTAGCTTTTTCAAATTGTTGCTTTGTAACACTTGACTTTAGATTCCTTTTGTACATTTCCCATACACCATCAGTAAATTGCTTATGATAATCAGCAACCCATTTTTCCCTTCCAGTAAGTCCGTTCTTCTCTATTTTCTCTAACAGTTTTATATGCTCTTTACTTAAAACTTTTTCGGCTAATTCTTTATTTCTTAAAACATTTTTTCTAGCACTCTTACTAACAATGTATTTAATTATTGCTGCATCATCACCAAGGGCTTTAGACATAACTTCGATAGCTCCTTTCATTGGGGACTCATACCTTATTCTTCTTTGAGCTTCGTAGTGTGATTGTATCCTAGATAGTGTATTAAATATTTTAGAGAAAGCCTTCTGACCTTTCTTGCCAAAAGTCTTACCCATCATATACATGATCATGGAATCTGAGTTGCCCACCCTCCACTTTAACGATTTGCCGTACACTTTTTTAAGTAATTCAGGTTGAATGTTTGCTTCATTTACAGCATCAATATATAGATTTTCATTTGGGAATTTCTTTTGCCCAATGGAATGCATATGAAGATCAAAAAGATCAAATTGTTCTTTAGTGGTAAAGTTTTCTATCTTTCCATCTTTCGCCCCAAGAAGCGAGGCTAAAGTCTTTTCTTCCACTTTGGATAAGATCCTTATTCCGTCAGGACTCGTGTGCAAAAGCTCTTTAGACTTAAAGAAGCTCGTTTCCAAACCCTTCTTTACATTAAATACTTGCTTAGTTTTTATATAATCAATCCATCTAAGGACATCAACTTCATGGGCATTTTTTAAACTTTCTCTTCCTATGATGTCCATTTTTTCATTCATATTTTTATTCTTTTTAAACCCTGCCTGCTTCTCGATAGCCTTGGCATACTGTATTAATCCCTTTCTAGTTTTTTCATTAAATGATACTGCTTTTGGCTTCTCAATTAATTGTTTTAATTTTGAACTAAGAGCTCCAGGCATGGTGTAGAATTTCTGCCCAAGGAATTTAATCGAAGACATGGCTCCTTTTATAAGTTCTGGCGTTGCAATAGGCCCTTTAGCCTGAACTGTAGATGGAACATTAAATCTAGGTATGTCAACCATAGGATTACCACCAACCTCTCTGGTTGTTTGAGAGAATACATTATCAAGTTTATTTATTAATCCGTCAACCTGCTTCATCTTTGAGACAGACATTGTTTTCTTATTCTCGGCTATACTTTTGTTTGGATCGAACCCTTTAACCTTCTCAGCTAGAAAGTCCTTTACCCATTGTTTGTGGTTTACAAAATTACTAAGAAGCTCTCCACCTTTGTTTTGTATGAATTTTGCATATTCCGTGATAGTATTAACGATAGGCTTTGTTCTTGCATTGTCAGGAAGCTTCTGGCTTACAGTATAGACCAGTTGATCTTTATTTTGCTCTGTTAAATTAGGATCTTTAACTATATCTTGCACACCCTGCCTATCTAGATCTCTTAAATTTTTAGCTTCAACCTCTTTTGATATTTCGGATACATCTCTGCCTTGATACGCCTCGTCTTTAGCCTTGACGACTTTCCTGGCTTCCTCAATACCCATCTTAGAGATGTCAATATTATACTGTTTTGCTTTTTCTTTTACAATTTTATCTGTATATCGAGTTCCACCCCTTGCTCCGACAGAAGCATTTAATTTATCCAAGCCTTCGACTATTCTTTTTTCAACGGATATTCCTAATTCTGCTTCTCTAGGATCTTTAGATTTTTGTAATTTCTTTGAAGCAGTTAAAGACACCATTAAAGCTTCATATACTTTAGGCCAGGTCTCTTTGAAATTCTTTGTGTCTAATTTTTTTGATGCAGCCTCTTGAAGAATAGCTAGTGCTTCGTTAACACCACCAACATCTTTAACCTGCTTTTTATTTAATTTCTCTAAACTTGATTTTATGACATCAATTGCCTCTCTGGAAACATCAGGATCTCTAGCTAAATTACCCAAGGTTTCTTCTACGACCTTTACTTCCTTAGAGGTTATATCAGTTTTAAGGCCCATGTTGATAAGAGCATCTTTTGCTTCTACTTTCAAAACATCGATAGAAGGTTTTAAAATTTTACCATATGTATTACCCCAAGCTTTCATTCCAAAAACCATTGCAGCGTTAGTTCCAACCATTTGCATATAATCTTCAAATTCTGCAGGTTTAGATATACCTTCTTCGCTAGCGACCCCTGATACTGCCATATGGAGAGCTTGAGGAACACTTAAAGCTGCGATCTCTGCTCCTGCCATACCACCCTGGCTGTACAGCAATCCTTTTAATACATTACCTTTGAGTTCTTCATTTAATAATAATTCAGATCTCTTTGCAGCCATGCCAGTTCCGACACCACCAGCTAAAGCACCGATAAGGCCAGACTCAAAAGCAGATTTAGCGACATAATTTGTAAGATCCGATCCTCTCTTGCCTTTATTGTGCCCATCAAAAAATGCGTGAGTGCCACCAAAGAATGATAAGTTTGCAAATCCATGAGCAGCTCCTTTTGCAGTTGAAGTAGCTATAGGGTTGAATACATATTCAGTTGCTTTTGTTTTTCCCCAAGATTCTGCTGTTTGGATAAGTCCTGTTCTTTGTGCAACTTGACCAGCACGAGTCTGAACTCCTCTTACCAGCCATTCATTAGCAGCTTTGGTGAGCCCTGGAGCGAATCTTGAAGCGACAGGTCCCCATACAGGCTTTGTTAGCTTCGCTCCCCACTGCCAAAACTTTCCACCTGCAAACATTGTTGCTATATCTCCTGGCATCGCCATTCCTATTACAGGGGCAAGCATGTCCTCCCACCATGTGGTATTTTCATATTCTTCTGGGCTGTATCTTGGTTTTCCTGTGGCAAATTGTTCTGAAGCCCCTGTTATAGATTGCATGTAGGCCTTTTTCCACATAGGGGCAGAATTTTCATCAATGAACCAATCGAAACTTTCCTCAAGAGTCGATAGTTTCTTAGAGTGGTCCTCTTCTCCAGAGCCTATTGAGGGGACGAATGATTTTTTTACTTCTTGTCTTTTTCTATATAAACTTAAACCTTCTTGATCAGGCTCAACAGTAGAAGGATCTAATTTCAGTCGTTGGATCGCATCGGCATAGGCTCGTGATGGGTAGTCTCTTACACGACCTGCACTAAAAGGGACCTCCTCTAGATACCTTTTAAAAAGTTCTTGTTTGCTAATACTATAATCAGACATTATTCAGAAAGAGATTTTATAAATCTTTTAATTTCTTTATTGTAATCATCTGACAATTTTTTTAGTGCCTTCGAATCAAATGTCATTACCTTTTGTGTCATTAGGATCTTTTGCATTTTATTCAATATCTTCCTTTGTTTCTCATTTGGCTTTATCTTCTTTCCATCAACTTCTATAGTGAAGTCTTTATCCTTCAAGATCTCTTTTAGCCCCTTATGATCTGATATATATTTTTCGATTTTGTTTGTAATTGAAGACTGTTTTTTAAATTCAGCTTTTTTAGCTTTTAGATCTTCTTTAACTTTCTGATTTTTCGCTCTATCGCTTGTCATTATAAGCTGATCTGCAGCTTTAGAAAAATCAAACACCTTTTCAGCAGACACAGGTGGAATGGATGGGGATTTAATTCCATATTTTTTATTTAACGCCATATCTAATTTCATGTCCAGTTCTGTTTTATATGAAGACTTTTTATTTATATTGAGGCCTTGTGCCTGACCTCTTCTTATGGCATCGTTAATAACCTTTTTGTCAGTACTGATTAAAAAGTCTGTATTGTCCTTAGAAAATGGATTTCTTGGGGCTTTCCTCAATGTATAATTAAGAGTCTGAAATATTTTAGTTGCAAGACCACTGGCAATATTCTCATTATCAACATTTGTAACAGTTAATATATTCTCTTTTATTTCTTCAGGGGTTTTAACAGTTATGTCTCCATTTTCGTTTGTCGTTAACCCTGTTAAGTTTGCTATAGTGGGATCTGCTGCCACCTTTTTAGTTTCGACTGGATCTGCTAAAGCTTTAGTTTTAGTTTCGACTGGATCTGCTGGAGGTTTAGTTGGGATTACTGGACTTTCCTCCATCCACTGATCCTCTGGAATAACCCTTCTCCCATCTTCATCTAATACTAAACCTTCTGTTGATCCTGTAGGTACAGCAGCATCAAAAAATTCATATTGCTCAAATTCCTTTGGATCAAGATTTGACATAAGGAAAAGATTCTGCAAGTAATTATCTCCATCTGTTATATATTGATAATTAGCATTCATTCTTTTTAGGCCATCCATAACTTGTTTTAGATGGTTCTCTAATCCTTGTGTTGTAAATTGTGACATTGGAAGTTGGGTGCCATCAGGCAGGGCTATAAATTGGTCTGAATAAGAAGACATTATAGGCTGTCCAGTTACAGTGTCTACACCTCCAGTTTCAAATTGTAAATTTTCTATATCCATCTTTACGCCATTGTACTCTATAATCCCTCCAGATGCATCAGCCTGATTTAATAATTGTTTTATTTGAGTAACAGTTCCAAATTGTCCCATCATTGCTTTTTCTAGGGCTCCTGCTGTCTCTCCCTTTCTCTTTAGGTGGACATTTTTAAAATAATCAGGACCTTTTAGTATAGCTCTCTTGTCGTTATCTGAGAAATATCTAGATTCATTTAGAATAGCATTGCCTTTAAAGGCGACATCATCAATGAATTTAATTATAAAATTATTTGGCTGACCTCTGTATGCACTTTGATGTATATCTGCGTATTTAGGGATCATATCTTGCATATTAGAAACCATATCTGCTAGTTTCTGATTCTCTTCAACAGTCGGAACTATTTCATTGTTCAACCATTGATCATAATATGAATCCATTCTTTTAAACTCATCTTCCATATTAATTCTTGATGAATTATCAGCCTTCATTTTATTAAAGCTGTACTTGGCAGCATCAATATAATCTATTGTATCTGCATCAAACTCATTCTGATTATTGGAAACATAATCATTAAACTTTGATTCCATGCTTTCTAGGTGGTTTTGGTTTAAAGGGTCATTGGCAGCCAGCTTTATCCACTTCTCCATATTCCCCATATGTCTAGATCTTAAAGCATTCGCAGTTCTCGAAGCCGAAGCATTCATACTTTGAATGGTATTAATAAGATTTAAAGCGTTATTTAGATCATCATAGGGATCTTTTGTTTTCCATCCGTTTGCCATACAATACTCCTATGCGTATAAGTTTGCTAGTTTCATAAGATCACCAGAGAGCCTTCCTCTTTCTTTTCCTATTTGCCCTAGTACTGATGATAGTATATTCTCTTGTTCTTCTTGATAAGCAGATCTTTGTTCCTCAAGCCACTGATTATAAGCACCACTGCCAGCAAGTCCTCCTGTTGGATCAGATGTTGCCATTGCAGTTAATATATCAAAAGTTGGATCTGTTTGAGCTTGTTGTATATAAGGAGACCACCCACCTACAAGAAGTCTGTCGTATTCTTCTGGATCAACCATTAAATCCTCGACTTGATCTCTATATTTACCTGATTTGAAATCTTTATATTGTTGACTGTTATACCATGCTTCTGCTGTAGGCTCTTGACCTTTTGTCATTACATATTGATTTCTAAAGGCATTCATCGCAACACTTTCTTCTAGACTTCCAGCTTCAGTTAAAAGCATTTGCTCATCTATTGCCAAGTTCCTATAATCTTCTTCTTGAACATCTCCCCATTGCATACTTATATCATTTGATATATCTACATCAGACACCCCTTGAGATCTTGCATGTGATGCATAATCTTGAGCCGTTACATATCCTGATTCATTTGCTTTAGGGTTTTCAGGGTCATGCATTACTTCATTTGTTTTATACCATCCCCAATAGTCATCATCTGACCGAGGGTCATTCTCAACAAATGGCATATCAACACCCTTTCCTGCTACTTTACCTCCAAATGTTATATTTTCATAAATATCGCCCAAACCTCTCATATTACCAAGATCTCCACCCTCCTGGACTTCTCCCCATCTAGGACTTCCAGGAAGTATCATATTTGGATCTGTTAGCCCTCTAAGCTCATCATCGCCTTCGTATTCACCTAAATACCAACCTCCTTCACCTAGATTGGCATCCCACCCCTCTCCAGGCATAAGGGCAGAGTATGCATCTGCAAAAGGTGATAAAGCAGTGTTCATAATAAATCCAAGAGGCCCTCTATCCCAAGGATTCTCTAAATTGTAAATTAAATTGTCGTCCCTCCAAGGAGTTACTTTTGAATATAGATGACCAAGAGCAACTAAAGGCTTCCCTTGCCTTATAGCTTGCATTGGCTTCGATTTGGTTACATTTTTATTCCACCACCTAGAAAGTCTACTTCTATACTCAGGCATTCCTGTGTTAGGATTGATAGTTCCAGACCCCATATATTGAGTGAGAAGCTCCCCTGCTTTGCCGTGCTTATCAATTAAAGAGGCTTCCATAGGGTTGACATGAGATAATCGGTTGTTTACATACCTTAATTCAGTATCTCCACCTCTTCCTTGATTTTTAACTAATTTATTCAACATACCTTATTGTCCCCCATATCTTTTAACTGTGGTGAGCCAGTCATTAATTGTTTCCATAACATTTGATCTGTTACTTTGGACTTGTTGGAGGATGTTTGACAGAACTGATGATCCTGCACCACCAAATTTATCTAAACTGTATTGTTTCATTAAATTCGATAAACCTCCTGATGTAAATCCTCCAAGATTCCTACCTTGCATTTTCTTTAAAGCAGATCCAGGTTTTCTCATTTCTCTGTCAATCAACGGTTTAAAATGTTCTATATTTGACATTTTGAATGTTTCTGGATCAACAGCAGGGAACATATTTGATCTAAAGAATTTAGGATTTAAATTATACCTCTCAACCAATGCTCCCATAATACTTGATGGATCATAGATATTAACATCTAAATCTCCGAAAATTCCCTTTAATTGTTCTCCATATCCTGGATATTTCTGTTCTGACATTTATCCTCCTAATACCTTAAATTATTTCTGCCTCTTTGTGCTTGATACACCCACGGACTGTCCCAACCCCCAGCCGTTAACCTTTTTAAAATTGTTGGAGCCATAGACATAGCAAAATTCCCTAACGGAGATACTGATACTGGAGCAGTAGCTTCGGTTGTGGGAGTTTGAGCAAGAGCCTTTGTATAGTCTGGGTTAATAGTCGCACTAGACCCTAATGACGAAATATTTTTCGCAGCATCTGTAGTATAGCCTTCCCATAAATCGCTAGGTATAACAGCTTCGGCTCCTGGTGAGAATTGAAGTTCACTTCCAGGAGTATGTATAAAATCTTTTATAGTTACATTGCCTGTAGGGGCATCTTTACCCCCATAAATTAGTTTTTGAACAACGCTCCAATCTGAAGGATCCCCTGAAGGGGTTTTAATTCCTAATGTTTTAGGATCCATTGCATACTGAGTAACCCCTTCACTCATGGTTCCTCCTAGTATATAATTTTTTAGTATTTCATCATAATTTCTTAAATTCTCGATATCCCCTTCAAGTGGTCTGTATCCCTCATATTCAGAAATTAATGCATCTAATTGTTCTTGAGCCCCCTGTGTTCCAATATAAGCCCCTCCAGCCCTACCTAGAGTTGCTCCTCCTTTCGTGAAAAGGCCTGTACCTCCAGTTATTGCGTCAAGTATAGCTCCAATTCCACTCCCTATAGCTGTACCTGCATCGGACATCTTTTCTGCTGTCTCTCCAGTCTCTGTAGTAACATCTTCAGCTTTTCTTGCAAATTCATTAACAATTGTATTTTCACTAAACCGTTTCCACCAATCGGCAAGTCTTGCTGAAGTCTGAGATTTTAGTTGCCCTACTGTATTTCCTGCGAGTAATTGTGCGATTGTTGCCATTATTTCTCCCTTTTCTGACGATATAACTTAATAAATTTTATACTTTTTTCAAAATGCATTATTGTGAGTTGATCCAATCAACTATTTCATTTAATTTATCTATTATTTGTGTTATGAACATTCCTGTCGTGTCTCTATCTAAAGTTTCCCTGTCATTTGGTTCTAAATTTATTCTATCCATTATATTGTCATCTCCAAAGTAACGCTAGCATTGACATTTTTAGTCCCACTTCCATCTGTATATCTTGCAAGTAAAAACACTTGATGTCCTGCACTTAAACTATAACTTAAAGCTCCTGATGTAATCGCATAATATCTACTAGCAGTTAAATTACCTCCTACTTCCAATGTACTTCCAATCTGTGTTGCTGTACTTGCTGTACTTGATCCGTTAGCAGGGACAGTTATATCCCATAATTCAAACTCATAAGGCTCTGTTGATGTTACATAAAAATTTATTCTTGCTCTTGTTAATGTAACTGCTTGGATTGAATTAAAAATAGAATATTTCAATTCTCCTATACCAAAATCTGAAGCAGATACCGATGTCCCTAGAGATTGGTTCCCAACATAATAAGTATTAACAGCAGACATTCTCCAATTCATAGATTGGTAGGTAGCGTAGGCATATTCAGTACCTCCTGCATTGTCATCTACATATTTTTTAGTAGCTACATGTGTATCTGCAGAAGGTGTGTATGTCCCTCCATTCTCTTGTAAAATAAACTCTCCTCCACTTGCCAGATTAATAGACACATCTGTATTTGGAGTTATGCTTAAATCGCCATCAGGATCAATTGTAAGATTTGCATTTGCTGCAGCTGCGTCCACTGTTGAGATTGTTGTCTCTCCATTATTACCACCTGATGAGATTTGAAAATAATCATCTGTATTTCCGTTCCAAGCATACAATACTAAAGTTGGTACAATAGCCCCCCCATTTGAAAAGCCTATTATTTTCTCCTCACCATTAAGGATTGTTAAATCCCTTCCACCTGTATTTAAATTTATATCATTAGAAACTGATGATGTTGAGCTTGTTAAGTTTATAGCTCCTCCACTTTGAAGTGTAAGGTCGCTACTTGTCACAATCTTTGAACCACTTCTGCTTCTTGTTGTTAGATCTACAGTGCCACCTTTAACCTTTAGAGCACCATTAACTTTGACACTTCCGTTGGGTTGGACTATACTCTCTTCTTTTTTCTTTGTATGTTTAGTTAGAGACTGTTTCAACTCTGTCCCATACCATTTATTTGCATATTTAACAAACAATATTGGTTTTCCATTAACTAATCTTACTTGGATATCTCCAATCTTTCCAAGCCTTGCATCTGGTGCACCTGTCCTATTTAACACTTTTCTTCCTATATACTATTGTGATATCACTAATTT